TCACGCCTTGTGCTGCTCAAGCTTCAATATAGCCTGTTCGGCTAGCTCGATTTTCCCGCCGAGATAATGCGCGTCAAGAATGGACTCGACGTCCTTCAGGCTGTGGCCGGTGATGGATGCGATTTGCGCAGTGCTGCAACCGGAAAGCGCTAGGCGCGTAACGGCCGTGCCGCGCAGATCGTGGAACGTCAAGCCAACGATACCAGCCTTGTCGCACGCCTTGCCCCACGACGTTCGAAAGCCGTCGCTGGTCCACGGCTTGCCGCGTGTGTTGGTGAGGATGGTGGTGGCGCTCTTGTCGCCGACGGCCGCTCGCATGGCATCGAGCATTGTTCGTACCGCTGAGGCGATAGGGATGGCCACACGCGCGCCTGTCTTGCCTTGCCGCACTCGCAGCGCCTGACCATCGTAATTCGTCCAGGCGGCCTTCAGCAGGTCGCCCTGACGCTGTCCAGTCCAGAGCGCGAGCAACAACGCCGCGCTGATCTCTGGACGGTGAAGCGCAAGCATCTTTCGCACGTCTTCTTCCGTCCAGATTTTTTCGGCGCGGTCAGCCTCATAAAGCCGCCCACCGCGCTCGCAGACATTGACGGAGATGCGGCCGCGGTCTTTGGCTACGGAAAGCACGCGCGCGAGCGTCGTCCAGGCGTAGTCGGCGGCGCGGGGTGTGGCTGACATGGTGTCGCGCCAGACCTTGAATTCGCCACGCGCCTCTTTGTCCTGGATCTCGACGAATGACATGTCGCCGAACTCTTCGCGGATTATGTCAAGGTATCGCGCGTATGCCTTGCGCGTCTTCGCTGACTTTTCCGTGAACTCAGACGACGCCTTGAATTCAGTGATAAGTTCTCCCATCGTTTCCGAAGGATCGACAAAGCGATCTTTGGTCGCCTCCGTAAAGGCACGCAGAAGCAACGGGTCGCCGGGTTGGATGGGCGATCCGTCCTTGTGCTTTAAAAGAGGCCCCTTGCGCCACGCGTAGCAGTAATAGATGGTCTTGCCGTTAGCGAGCGTCTTCTTAACCTTCATTAGCCCTTTGAGCTTTGCGCGCATCGCGTTTTCTTCTCCATTCGGTTAAGCCGCCTTCGGCCTTGTTGTCATTCACAGCCAGACCGCTTATTTCGTCAAGCTTGGCGTCGATCGCTCTCTTGTCCCATTTTCGCGTGCCGGGTATCGCCGGCGGCATCTTGTGGCTCGCCACCCACATAGAGAAGCATGTCGGCGTGACGCTGCAATAGGCTGCAGCCTCCTTGCGACCAATCAGGCGTGGCCCGTTATCATTCGCCGCCGTCTTCATCCCTTCTTCTCCTGGCTGGCGATGGCGGCGCGGCGGTTGATGTCGCGAAGACGATCGCCGAAACGCTTCATGCCGGCATTCAAATCTGTTTCGCATGACGCCGCACCGCAAGTGCAGAAATAAGGTTGGGTGTAGAAGCGCGTGCACGGGCACAGATCATCGTGTTTGATCTTAATCACGGCTGGCCTCCAAACGGCTTACAAAATCATCCCAGAGACCTTGACCGACGATGTATTCATCTCGCCTTTCTAGATTTCGGCGTAATCGCGCGATTTCATTATCCACCACCTGCGGCGCGGGCTCGCTTGGTGGGGAGGAGAGGGCGGCAGTTAGCGCGGTTCGTGCGGCTTCACGAACTCGATCTCTCACGCGCTCAACGATAAGCGGTGATGCTGCTCGGTGCGCTTCCTCTGGGTCATCGCTGAACACTTCCGGGTCCATCGCCCTGGCGGCGGCTTCGACCATCTGCAGCGTTAGCGTCAAGGGGGAGTCCTTCACCCCCACCTCTTCCGCTACTGCGGGTGGTGGGGAGGCGTATAAAGGTTCAGCGATAGTGTCGAGGAATACTGGGGGCTTGCCAGTCCGGAGCGTCCACTGGTCTTCATCCTCATATCGCCACCGCCAAGCCACCGGCTCCTGCGCCACTGTCCCGTCTGGTTGTGGGGCGGCGGCAAGGTAGGCGGTGATGATCTTGGTGATGTGCGATACGCGCTCAGGTAGGTCGCGCGTTCCGCCGCTCCATACCGTCGACGCGGCAGCCTCTAAGGCTTCCTTCGGTATCGTCATCACGCCGCCCTCCCATAACGATATCCCAACAATTCCAGCCGATCGGCAATCATAAACAGATTGTCAGCCTGCCGCTCGCGACGATAGCCGCAGTTCGTATTCGCGGCGGCAACCTGCCTCAACGAGGTTGGCGTGAGGCCGTCGGCGATTGCGCGCTCGAGCGTGAGCAGCGGCGCGTTGGTGTTGGCGGGCCGCGTCGGCGGCTGGTGTCTTCTCTTTTCCATTTTGGTCTCCTTCTTGTGGTGGTTGGTAAAAACGCGGCCCGCAACGGTAGTTGCAGCCAGCCATCAACGGGCCGCGCTCTTAATGGGCTGCTTAGTGGATAACGTAAGACGCCCAAACGGTGATTGCGCAGACGAACGCGCCAGCCGACAGGGCGGCGCAGATGTCTTGGATTAGGTCGCGGTAGGTCATCACGCGCCACCATGCTTCGCAAGGAGGGAACGGGCGCGCTTTAGCGCTTCGTTTGGCTGCTCGAATTCCAGTTTCTGAATGATTGTGCGAAGGCCGGCGAGAAGGTCGTCTTGCGCCTTCACGGCGTTGCTGTAGTCAGCCAGGATGTCGTGATAGGCGTTAGCTGCCATCACCATGAATGCGGCATTCTCAGCAGCGTCAGTGAACCAGATGGGCTTCGACGCGCCGCCGTTGCGTACAGACGGCGAACTTGGGTTGGACATCGCGTAAAAGTCGCACACGGTCGTGCCGAATGCTGTAGTGACGTATGGGCCGTGGCTCTCGTTGCCCTCGACGAGATCGTAGGGGAGGGCAGGCTCCCAAAGCGGGTTTGGTGTGCCCATCACTCACCCCCTTCCAACGACGCCAGCACACGCCCCGGCTTCTGGTGGCGCAACGCAAAACGACCGCGGCAATCTACATTGCGCGGGCGGGGATGTTTCTTGGCTTTGTAATCAGCGCGGCGCATAGGCTCGTCGCTGCCGGCGGCGCAGCCTGTGGGCGCGTAGTCGTCTTCTACTAATTCTCTGACCATTGTCGTCTCCTCGGTGGTGACCGCGCTTGGCGGCGACGCTTTGGTGTTTGCGTCTGAGGAGAAACATAGAGCTACAATTTTACAATGTCAAACAGAAAATGGTAACATTCAGTATTTTCCCGCCAAGACGATCGGATGGACGCTTACAACTTCGTCTCGATCGAAGGTGAGTTGTGATTCGGGATTGTGCTGGCGAAGCGTCAGGCGGTTGCCAGACCAGCCAACATATTCCTTTATGAAGCCGTAGGGGGTTTCGCCCTCTTCCTTCGGTCGTATCTGAATAATCACGTCATCGCCTCGACGAGCCGGCTTATGTGGATGCACCCAAACGACCTCGCCGGGGCGATAGCGGGGAGACATGGATTCGCCATCGACATAGATAGCGTACGCCCCCGGCACGCCGTCGAGCGACGGGGGGCAAGCAACGTAGTCAATCACATTGCCATTGAACCAATAGCGCCCGTCGGCGCCGCCCGCAGCCTCGCCGAGCACGGGAATGAGCTTGCCTGGCCGTATTGGCGCGGGGATTTCCGTCATGTCAACGCGAACCCTATGGGGCACCTCGTGAAACGCCTCTTCCACCTTGAATGTGCGAGGCAGCCTCGTCGTCTTGCCGGTGGCGCGGCTGGCCTCAATCATCATTTCGCGCATCTCGCTTTCGGGGATCTGCAGCTCGCGCGCTATCTCTCGCCATTTGCGGGGGGACGCGACGTCGCCGTTGAAAAGCGCGCTGATGCTTTGCTGTAGTACGCCGGTACGCTCGGCCAATTCGGTCTGGCTGATGCCAAGCTCCACGGCCTTCGCGGTTAACGTATCGGAAAGTCGGCTCATAGTTTTGTCCTCAATTTTTCAACTACTTATCATTTATCGCAACAATTTACAAACAATCTTATTGACGACTCAAATATGTAAATGGTACTAGTGAAATTGTAAGTAGGGTTAAGCAGAAACGCCTAGCCCAAAATATAAAAGTTTTACGAGAACATTTTTCAGGCTTCGCGGCCACAAGTTATAATCGACGATTTATCAAGGCGAGATTTAAAGGAGACAAGCATGCGGCGAGCAAAGAAGGAAAACCCTCCCAGAAGAGCAGTAGCGCCGAAAGGCGCTGGTCCTCCCAGAAGAAGAACAGGCCGCCATGAAGGCGGCCTTTCCTATTTATAGAAGCACCAGTTTGCTGAACACCAATTAGGGAGGACGCCATGAGAAACCACACCGACGACAAGCCGACATAAAATAGCGCCGCTGGCTAACCGCCGGCTGGCGCATTTTCTGTTTCCGCAAGGAATGGATAAGCACACCCCAACCAGCAAGCCGACCCGAAGGCCACCACCACGTGATTATCGGCTTGCGATTGGAGCTCCTACTTTCTCGGGGGAGGAGACTGACTTGCGGCCCGTCGTTAACCCCGGATTTCGATACTGACACCACATCAGCGCGGAATGTATACCAAACATTCCACAAATTTGTCAAGCGCCGTCAGTCCGACCAGCTTGACACCCTTTCGGATAGGACGATCACATGTATTGCCTGGACATCGCGAATAACCATCGTGCCAGCAGCGTGTTGCGTGATCGTCACCTCCGTCGTGCCGCCGCGCTTACCGGCGCCGCGCAACTGTCCAACCCACGCCTTTCCGCCATCGGCGTGCACCATAACATCGTTGCCAAGGCGCGGTGTAACGGAAGGATCAACCCAAGCTTTCGAGCCAGCAACAAGCGCAGGCATCATGACTTCCGTCTGTATCATGATGGCATAGCGGCCAGTTGGAATCGCAGTTGCGTGACGACCAGGCCGACGGAACTTGTATTTTCCGGTCTTGCGGTCGCTAACCGCGCCGTGGATATTTGCCATTCCGAAGATGCTTACGTTTTTAACGGCGTTTTCCGTTGTTGCTGCATCTTCAACGAGTCGCTCTACTTCTTCAGGCGTTATGCCAAGAAAGTTGGCGATCGATGGGAACATGTTCTTGCGCGGCAGGCTGGCAATCTTCCAGCGGTTAAAGGTCTGCTGAATCCAGTTGTAGCGATCTGCAATCTGTTTGTCGGTCATACCGGCTTGCTTCTGGCGATCGATCAGCATCTGAGAAAAGCGGGATTTTCCGCCGGTCATAATTCACCTTGCAACAGGAGGGGTGTTAACACTAGACAATGACGTAATACAAATTTGTCACGGCGTCAAACCGGACGCCTTTTCAAGAAGCCACCACAACAAGAGGAGACCAAATGGACCAGACAGCAGAAATGCGCGCCCTGCATCGAGCAGGCATGTCGCTCAGACAAATTGGCGACAAATTCAATATGACCGGCCCCGGCGTTTTTTATCGCCTCGGCGGCAATCGCAAGCCGCTTCGCGACGGCCCGCCACTTGCAGCCAATGACAACAAGTTCGTCAAGATGATCCCCCACAACGGCGGCTGCTCGACGACCTCCGGCCTGATGCCGGTTTCGCTGGCGCGGTCGGCCGACGTCGAGGAAGAGCAGGTGGCGGCATGAGTTGCCCTGATTGCGACTGCATCGGCACCGGCGACATCGTTCAGCACAAGATGAACGCCAACGTTTTCGGCATCGTCATCGGCTTCATGGGAACCATCGTCATCATCCGTGTGGCGCCTACGTTGGAGGTTCTGCAGTTCCACGAATGGGAGCTTGACCTCGTCGATGACGACGACATGCCTACGCCACCGGTCGCTGCCAAGCAGGCCGTGGACGACAACGTCATCCCGGTCGACTTCACCAAGCGTCGGCCGCTGAAGCCGAACACCACAACGGAAGGAGCAGCGTGATGGGGAAGTTTAAGGTTGGGGATAGAGTGCGGCGTATCGGCACTTTCAATTGCGATGACATGCGCATCGGTGACACAGGCACGGTGACTGAAGTTGACAGTGATGGCGATTGCTTTGTGCGCTCCGATAAGAGTGGCGACTCGTCGTTCAACTTTGCGCAGTATCTGGAACTCGTGACTGCCGCTCCGGCAGAATGGCAGCCTAAGGTCGGCGACCGAGTAGTCCAGTCAACAGAATCCAACGTCGACATTTTCCGGCATTGGAGTGGGTGCTTCCGTAGCGCGTTTGGAGAAATCATCGACGGCGCCCTTGTCGTGTCGAGCATCTACGGCGATCAGATCGGCTTGAGCAATAAGGTCGGCAGAACGAACTTCTACATGCCGAGCGCCAGCCTAAAGTTGGCCCCAGCACCCGCACCCCTCACCATCACCGCCGGCCGCTACTACAAGACGCGCGACGGTCGGAAGGTCGGGCCGATTGTCGTGGCGCAGGGTCAGAGCGGATACTGGTCGTGGAAGCTCGCCAGCGGCACGCACTACTACCGAAACGATGGCTTCTCTTGCCCAGGTTGGGCTTACGGCCACCGCCACAAAGACGACCTCATCGCCGAATGGGTCGACGAGCCAGCCACCATTGCCAACGACAACGCGGCGCCGGCCAAGTTCAAGGTGGGTGATCGGGTCGTGTCGGCGGAAGACGGCCCAACCAAAGGTCTCTTTGGTGTCATCATTGATGATGACAAGTCTGAAGTGCCGTACCGCGTTCGGTTCGAAGGTTTCGACGACGGCCACGGTGCCAATGACAACGAATGGTGGCTTCAAGCTTCAGAAGTCCAGTTTCCTGCGCTTGTCACCACCATACCAGCCATCGTCGCCCTGATCGAAAACGGCGTCGCCCTTCCAAGCACACGGCCCGTCGTCCACGCCAGCCAGGAAGCGGCAACTACCGAGGCCAGCCGCCTCGCGCTGCTGCATCCTGGCCAGGAGTTCGGCGTCTTCGTTCTTGCGGATAGCAGGATCGCTGACGAAGTGATCACCAAGACGGCGGTTCTTCGGGCCGCCTAACACCACCAACTGCCACCACAGCAACGCCGCGCGGCCACCAACCGCACGGCTAAGAGGAGATCTTTATGTCCAGACAGACAGAACGCGCTGCGGCGCGCCACCAAGCCAAGGTTGACAAGGCCAACGCCCGCCAGCCCAGCAGCTACCCGGCCAGCCGCTATGCGCCGGTTCAGCCGAAGGGGAAGGCGTACCCGTTCAGCAGCGCCCGCCAGAATGCGCGGTATGCAGCATGACCGACTTCATCCCGTTCCCGAAAATACCGCGCCTCAAGAGAGGCTGCATCATCACAGAAAAGCTCGACGGCACGAATGCGCAGGTTGTCGTCGGCGAAGACGGATCTGTCCGCGCCGGCAGCCGCAATCGCTGGATTACACCAGAGGCAGACAACTACGGCTTCGCCGGTTGGGTCGAGCGCAACAAGGAGGAACTGCTCAAGCTCGGACCAGGCCAGCACTTCGGCGAGTGGTGGGGCAATGGCATCCAACGCAACTACGGCTTGAAGGAAAAGCGCTTCTCGCTGTTCAATACGGGTCGCTGGTCGGATGCCGCCGTACGCCCCGCATGCTGCGATGTCGTGCCGCTCCTCTATGTCGGCCAGTTCGCGACTGACACGGTCGATTGGGTGCTCGACAACCTCAAGGAGACCGGATCGCAGGCGGCGCCGGGGTTCATGAAGCCGGAAGGCATCATCGTTTTCATGACCGCATCCAGTCATCTTTACAAGGTGCTGGCGGAAAACGATGACACTCCGAAGGGGTTGGCAGCATGACCAAATCCCCCTGGTCCACACCGTTCACGCCTGCGCCATTCCCCGGCGCACCGCGCGACTACGTGCCCGTCACCAAAGTCCACAAACCCCGCCGCGCACTTCGGCGAGCCGCCCTAGCAGCCACCATAGCGGCGGCCGCAATCGCGTTGTTCGTATATCCGACCATCGGCCTAACCGCGCTCGCTCTCGGCGTCGTGGCGGCCTCTGTGTGGGCTGGCGGCAAGCTGGCTGACAAACACGAGGCCAAGAATGACAACCATTAGCGCGCCCCTACCTCGGCGGCAAACCGCTACCCGCATGTGGCCGCCCAACCCGTTCAGTTGGTGGCCGGTCGTCATCGCTCTGCTGGTTATAGCAGCGGCGTTTTATTTCTAGGAAGGAGAAGAAATGTCTGTTTTCGACAGATTGAAATCTAGCAAGCGCGTCAACCCGCCTGCTATCGCCATCTACGGCACGCCAGGCGTTGGCAAGACTTCGCTGGCCGCAGAATTCCCTAATCCCGTTTATCTCTTCGTTGAGGGCGAAGAGCCGCCGGATGGCGTCGAATTGCCGTCTGACCAGATCACTTCTTTCGCCGGCCTACTCGATACATTCGCCGACCTGCTTGAGCAGGAACACGAATTCCAAACCGTTATCATCGACAGCCTAGATAAGGTTGAGCCGATGGTGTGGGCGGCAACGTGCGCCCGCAACGGATGGGATGTCATCGACAGCAACGACAAGGGCTCTCCGACATCCTTCGGAAAGGGCTACCTTGGCGCCGATGTCGAATGGGGCGAATATTTCGAAGCCGTCGGCGCCTTGACCCGCGCTGGTATGTACGTCGTCCAAATTCTCCACAGCGAAACGAAGAACTTCAACGACCCGCTCGTCGACTCCTACGATCGCTACCGGCCCAAGCTACAAAAGCGAGCATTGGATCTGGTCATCGAAAACTGCAAGGCGCTTCTTTTCATCAATCGCCGCACGTCCGTAAAGCAGGTTGAGGCTGCTTTCGGCGGCAAGAAGACCAGCAAGCCGGAAGGCATGTCAGGCTCTGAGCGCATCATTCACACCGACGAGCGCGCCGGATTCTTGGCGAAGAACCGCTTCAAAGGCGCGCCGGCTCAAATACCCTACAAGGCGGGCCAGGGGTTTGCTGAGCTTTCCAAGTACCTGATGACGACGGCTACAGCCGCAAGCGAAGCCGCATGACCGCCTTCACCTGCAACCCCGTCCAAGGCCGCAAGCACAAAGTTGCCCTAAGCGGCGGCAAGTTCACCCTCGTAGCTGAGGTCGAGCGCGGCTTATGGGCAACCGTCACCAACGACAACAAGCCGTTGGAGTTCGCAGACAAGCGGCTGGCAACAATGAAAGCTAAGGAGCTTTCGAAGGAGGCCGCCTGATGTTCCACCAAGAGCAATGGTTTGCCTGGCATCCCGTCGTCGTCAAAACGCGCAACGGCAGTCGTTGGGCGTGGCTTGAATACGTGCTGCGCGAATGTGCGCACACCGCATACGGTAGCGGCGCTTGGCGCTACTACGCACTCACCAACTAACCACCACAGAAGGAGACTAAAATTGGCTAAACTTTCTACATCTTTTGACGCTACGCAGCATGACACCACGCAGAGAGAATTCGCAGGCGAACTGCCGAACGGAATCTTTCGCCTTGAGATCGAGGCATCGGAAGTGAAGCCGACCAGCAAAGGCACTGGCACATACTTGGCAACGACGGTCACGGTCGTCGAGCCGGAGGAATACAAAGGCCGAAAGATCTTCAACAACAACTACAATCTCGAAAATGCAAATCCGCAGGCGCAGGAAATCGGACAGAAGCAGTTCGCCAGCCTTTGCCGCGCCATCGGCGTAACGTCGGTCGAAGATTCCGAAGAGCTCCACTTCATGGCTTTCGTCGCCAAGGTTGGTCGCGGCAAGCCGTCGGTCGGCAAGGATGGCAAGGAATATCCAGGCCGTGCCGAGATCAAGCGATACTTCTTCCCAGACGAGGAGTTGCCGGAACTCGGCATCGACGCAATCCAGCCTGACGACGAGAAGCCTGCCGCAGCAAACGACAATCGGGCACCGGCAGCAAACGACAACCGCCAGGCTGCACGTCCGGCTGCCGCAGCGGCGGCGCCGAGTGGTCGCCGCCCATGGGGCTCCAAGTAAAATAAACCGGCGGGTCGTCACCAGCGGCCCGCCACTTCACCACACAAGAGGAGACTAATATGACCGATTACAGAGCAGAAGCCCGCAAGATTACCGAAAAGTGCTACCCGATCCCCGGCGCTTTCGCAGCCGGCGGAGCGGTTACCAGTGTGTTCGCTGGCAAGGACATCAACGATGTAGACGTCTATTTCAAGAGTCGTGAGGCTTTCGAGTATGCAGTCGCGCAAGCCTATGAAGAAAGCATGTGGTGCGTGTCGACAACCAAGCGCGCCGTTACATTCGTGAACAGTGGGGGCGGCACACCTATCCAGTTCATGCACTTCGACTTCTTCCCGACTGCGCAGGCCATCTTCGATGCGTTCGACTTCACGGTCGTCATGGGTGCTTACGACTTCGACAACGGCGAATTCGCATTCCATGATGACTTCCTGAAACACAACTCGCAACGCTTCCTTCGCTTCCATCCTGGCACGCGATATCCGCTGGCGTCGGCTACGCGCGTTCTGAAATATCAAGATCGCGGCTATACCATCGGCAAGGGTGACATCCTCAAGATTGCACTGGCCAGCCGCAAAGTGAAAATCGACACTTGGGAGGAACTGAAAGACCAAATCGGCGGCGCCTATGGCGAAAAGGTCGTCTTGGCTGGCGAGGACAAGGAATTCTCGCTCGACGCAGCCATTGAGGCGCTGACGGTCACGGAAGACGGTCGCGACACGTTCATTGCCAACGACAACGAGGCGCAACCGAGCTACGCAATCGGCATGCAGAAGAAATTGGCGGAACTCAAGGGCGAGGCGTTCGACGCAAGCCGCTTTGACGAAGGCGAGGATGGCTTAGGCTACCCCGTAGATTATGAGCCGCCGGCTCGCGATCGGTCTTCGCCGTTCTCGTTGCTCGGCCTCGCCGCCTAACCCCTACCGCCGCATGGCCACCAACCATGCGGCAACCCCACCACCAGCGTATCCACTACCAGAGGAGACCACCACCATGAAACTCACCATCCCCAAATCAGACCTCGCGCGCGTGCTGACCAACGTCGGCCGCGTCATCGAGTCAAGAAACACCATCCCGATCCTTGGCAACGTGCTTCTGCATGCCGACAACGGCACGCTGCGCGTCACGGGCACGGATCTCGATATCGTCGCGACCGACACCGCGCCTGCGGACGTAAGCGAGCCAGGCAGCATCTGCGTCGACGCCAAGCTTCTGCAGGACATCTCCAAAAAGGCCGGCGGCGATATCTCAATCAGCCTGGAAGCTGATCGCCTTGTCGTAAAATCAGGCCGTAGCCGGTTTGCGTTGCCTACGCTGGCAGCTGCTGACTTTCCTTCTCTGGATGGCGGCAAGTTCGACGCCACCTTCGACATTGATCTGGCCGCGCTTCTGGCGCCGGTTGCTTTCGCCATGTCGACCGAGGAGACACGCTATTATCTGAACGGCGTGTTCATCCACCTCCAAGACCAGTTCATTCGCGCCGTATCGACGGATGGCCACCGGCTTTCGCGCCACCAAATGCCGTACACTGGTGAGGATGCCTTTAAGGGCGTTATCGTACCCCGCAAGGCGGTTGGCGTCGTTCCCAAGGGCACAGTCAACGTGTCAGTCTCGGAAGCGAAGATCCGCATTGCTGCCGGCGACTTCGTGCTCACCAGCAAACTGATCGATGGCACGTTCCCAGACTATCAGCGCGTCATTCCGACGGGCAATGATAAGAAAATTGTCTTCGGCAGCGATGAAATGCGCCAGGCATCGGGCCGCGTCAGCGTCATTTCCTCTGAGCGCGGTAGGGCTGTCAAACTCTCGTTCGCTGATGGCAAAGCGACGCTGGACGTGAGCAATCCGGATTCGGGCAGTGCATCGGATGAAATCGTCGTCTCCTACGATGGCGACCCTATCGAGATCGGCTTTAATGCGGCCTACCTCGCCGAACTCATCGGCATCTTCCCGGCCGGCGATATCACCCTGGCCTTGGCCGACAGCGGTTCTCCGGCCGTGTTTACGTCTGAGAAGGCCGAGAACCTGCTGGCCGTCTTGATGCCGATGAGGGTCTAGGCGATGCCAAAATTCATGGTCGACTACACGTTTCAAGGCCGGTCTTGTCGGACAATCGAAGCAGAATCGATGGAGGCCGCAGAGGCCACCGTCGAAGCCGAAGTGAACCGCGACGACTTCGACATCGATGCAGACAGTATCGACGATGTGAACTTCAACATCCAAGAGATGCATCCTGTCACACGCGGCGGCCGCGAGCTTTGGACCACCTACGTCATGAAGGATGACGTTCGCGGCCACCAGTCTGCGCTGCAGTCATCGCCGTTGTTCTCGGCGGCGTCATGACCGGCCAATACTACCCAGCAAACGCAACTGAGGGCGCTCAATTCGAGCGCTCTTGGTGTGCTCATTGCATCCACGAAAAGGGCGAGAACTGGGAAGACGAGTTCGGCAATGATGTTGAGGGTAGCTGCAACATCCTTTCGCGCGCGTCCGTCTATCCGGTTGACGAGTGGGTCTATCGCGAAGGCAAGCCGGCCTGCCTAGCTTTCAAGGAAGATTCAGCCAATCCGGCACGATGCTTGGCTACCAAGGAGATGTTTTAAATTGGCACCAATCCCGCGCCCAACGCCAAGCACGCTCCGCGCCGTCCACGAGGCACTCGCCGCCAGCGGCGACGAATGGGAATCCGTCGGCGTGCCGGCTGGCGACATCGGCCTCGAGTGCGATCGACAAATCTGGTTTGCCTTCCGGCGCGCGTCAGTTCCGGAAGTAATCACGTGGCGCAAGCGCCGCATCTTCGAGCGAGGCAATATCGAGGAAGAGCGACTGCTTGACCTGTTGCGGCTCGTCGACGTTCAGGTGTGGGGCCAGCAAGACCGCGTTAGGGCGGCCGGCGGCCACCTTCGCGGGAAGATTGACGGTCGCGCCCTCGGCATCATTGAGGCGCCCACCAAGGAGCATATCGTCGAGTGCAAGAGCGCAAAGGACGACATCTTCAGGAAGGTAAAGAAGCACGGCGTCAAGGTCGGTAAGCCCGAGCACTATGCGACGTTCCAGTTCTATATGTTTGGGACAGGAGTCGATCGCGTCTACTACATGATGTCGAACAAGAACGACGAGGATCTACATTTCGAGCGCGTGCCTTACGACGCCGATTTTGCCATCCGCCAGGTCGCCAAAATCGAACGCATTATCAACATGCCAGAGCCGCCATCGCGTCTGTGCAGCAAGCGTGACGATTTCCGCGGCACATTCTGCCGACAGGCTGCGGTTTGCTGGGGAGAGGAGCTGCCGCGCGCCCATTGTCGTACGTGCATCCACGCATCCGCCCTGCTTGATGGCCACGCCGGTTGGGATTGTTCCAGATGGAGCAAGCCGCTTTCGCTGGCGGAACAAGACGCTGGTTGTCCGGCTCATCTGTATATCCCGGCGATGCTTGTTGGATATGAGCAGATCGACTGCTCGGAAGCCGAGGAGACGATTACTTATCGGTCACCTACTGGTGACATATTCATTGACGGCGCCACCAACGCCAACTGACCACTTTTTATATACATTTTTCGGACTCGGCCTCACCAGCCAACCACCACAAGAGGAGATAATATGACCAACGACCGCCCACCTGAATTCGACAAGCGCGTCCTAGCCTACATGCCGAGACTGCGCCACGTAGCTGCCCGCCTCGCGCCTAACGGCCAGCAAGAAGACCTCGTGCAGTCTACAATCGAGCGCGGGCTGCGCTACTGGCGTTCCTACAACCCTGAAAAGAACCTCGGCGGCTGGCTTGTCTACCAGATGCGAAACGTTGCGTTTGAGGAGCGGCGCCGACCGGTGGCAACCGGCGCCGACATGGATAACATCGCCATCCAGCCGTCGCAGGAAGGCGACGTTGTTGTGTCTGCCTTACTGCGGGCCGTGGAGGGCAGCCCACACGCCGATGTCATGCGGCTGGTAGCGTCGGGCCACACGAGCGAGGAAATCGCCACGATGCACGGCGTGAGCCGGCAGCGCGTACACCAGAAGATTACGGCGTTTCGTCGTGAGTACGTGAGGGCGGCGGCGTGAGCGGGCCGGTGATGATTAGCTTTTCGCCAGTAACAACTGGGTCAGTCGGCAGGCCGTCCCCTCCTCGCACTGGTGCCAAACCACGTCCAGCCAACGACAACCTCCACCCACGCGACATCATCACGGTCGACCAGCTAGCCGCGTTGCGTGCCGCCGGCTGGATTGTGGTGCGCGCTAATGCAATCCGGCTCGCGCAGTCTATGGCGGCCGAGCAGGCGCGCGATGATGTGCGGGAGAAGTATGAGCGGGAGTGTGGGTGATGCGATTAGTTGTAACGGGTGGACGCGACTACACGGACATGGCACGCATCTTCGCGGCACTCGACGAGTTGCATGCGCGCCGCCCAATCTCTGTTTTGATTGAGGGCGAGGCAAGCGGGCTGGATAAGCGAGCCGCCCATTGGGCGTTTCGTCGCGGCGTGACCGTTGATAAATATCCAGCGGATTGGGACAACCTCGGCAAATCTGCGGGCAGCATCCGCAATCAATGGATGATTGATGACGGCAAGCCCGATTACGGTCTCGTGTTTCCTGGTGGCACGGGCACGGCTGACATGCGGCGTAGGCTGGCCGATGCCGGCATTCCGTTTGAGGAGGTGTCTCGTGCTTGAGCTCCGAGATTATCAACGATCCGCTATCGACGCGCTCTATAAATATTGGGCGGAAGGTGGCGGCAATGGTCTTATCGTGCTTCCGACAGGGGCGGGCAAGGCATTAGTTATTTCTAAAATAATAGAAGAGTTGATTGCCGATTATCCTGATATTCGCATCCTGAATATTACTCATTCGAAAACTCTGGTAGCTCAGAACTTCAAAGAATTCATTGGCTTGTCGCCATTTGCTCCTGCAGGAATTTACTCTGCCGGCCTTGGGCGTCGTGATGCTAGAGCGCAAGTCCTGTTTTGCGGCATTCAGTCTGTCGCCAACAAGACGGACCAACTCGGCGACATTGACCTTGTAATCGTGGATGAAGCCCACGCGATTTCAAGGAACGCCGACACTCTCTACGGCAAGTTCTTTGCTGGCGTGAAGGAGCGCAATCCAGATAGCCGTGTCTGCGGCCTGACGGCCACGGATTATCGCACCGATTCTGGTCGCCTTACCGAGGGCGAGGGCAAGCTATTCGACGACGTGGTTTACGAGATCGGTATCGGCGAGCTAATCGAAAAAGGATATCTGTCGCCGATCTCAACCAAGAGCGTCAATTCTGTCATCGACCTGAAAGGCATGCATACGCGAGCCGGCGAGTACGTGCCGGGGGATGTGTCTAATGCCGCCGACAAGATCATTGTCGATGGCGTTGCTGAAGATATCGCCAAGGGCGGCAATCGTCGCGCCGCCATGTTCTTCTGCGTCAGCCAGGAAAATGCTGAGAAAGTGTGTCGCGAGGTGCGGCGCCACGGCAAGACTTGCGAACTGCTGACCAGCCAGAATCCCGGCGAGCACGACAGGATTATTGCCGACTTTCGTTCCGGTAAGGTGTGGGGATTGGTTTCGGTGAATATGCTGACGACCGGCGCGAATTACCCGTTCGTTGATATGATCTCCATCTATCGAAGCACGAAAAGCGCCGGTCTTATCGTCCAGATCATCGGGCGAGTTACCCGCCTTTGCGAGGGCAAGACGGACGGACTGGTGCTTGATCATGGGAACAATTTAAGTCGATTCGGGCCGATCGATCTTATTCGGCCTAAGCCGCCTGGATCTGGTGACGGCACACCACCTCAGAAGATTTGCCCTACCGACAAGAAGGATGCAAACGGCAATTTCGGTTGCGATGAAATTCTTTTGATCTCGGTGATGAAGTGCACGTGCTGCGGCTATGAATTTACGCCAAATGAGGAGGAAAAGCTTACCGCCAAGGCGGCAGATGCTCCGGTTCTGTCTACGGAAAAGCCTTGGTATCCGGTTTCGCAGAGGACGTTTCGGCATCATCCCGGCAAGGAGGGTAAGCCAGACAGCGTGAAGGTCAGCTACATGGTGGGTCTAAAATCTGTCAACGAATGGCTTTGCTGCGCTCATACTGGCTACCCGAAAACGAAAGCCGATCGATGGTGGTTGGCGCATGGCGGCAGGCGTCCGTTTCCGAAGGATGTCATTGAATTCCTCGAGCGCCAGCACGAAGTCGCGGAAACCGCGGAAGTGCAGCTAGATTATAGCCGCAATCCTAAATACCCCGACGTCATGGCTCACCGTGTCGGCGACCACCAGTTAGAACCAGCCAACGACAACGCACCGCCACCCGCGAATGATAACCTCGCCGATTGGGAGCGGGACGAAATTCCGTATTGAGGCTTGACAAATTTGTAACTTTACAGCAAGTTTGAAACACCAATGCACCACCACATAGAGGAGACGATTATGGGACGTGAAGTCAGAAGAGTGCCTGCTGATTGGCAGCATCCGAAATACACAGAAGAGAATGCGCCACACGCTCGCGCGGTGGGGCGCTACATTCCGTTGCTCAACGGCAGCTATGCTGAGGCCGCAAAGGATTGGTTGGAAAAGGCCAACGACGAAAGCCTGGAGGCGGCGATCGATTATTACGGCGACCCGCCAAAGCGCGAGGGCTATATGCCATCGTGGCCAGATGAGCAGCGTACGCACTTCATGATGTACGAAGATACATCGGAAGGCACACCCATTTCGCCAGCCTTTGCAACGCCGGAAGAGTTGGCAACATGGCTCGTGGCGACCAGCGCAAGCTCGTTCGCCGGCCAGACGGCAAGTTACGAGGCGTGGCTGCGTATCGCCAACGGCGGGTTCGCGCCTTCGGCTGTATTGGTTGGTGGTCAATTGGTTAGTGGTGTGGAGGCGCTGTCGTGAGCACCTTCAATCCACTCGAGCTTTCCGGCTCAACGCCAATCGCCACCATCGGCCATAATCAGCCCCCCTTCGAGGCCATCAGCCAAGAAATCAACGACCTCTTCGAAGAAGCCAAGCATTGGGCGGACGGCGAGCCTATCACGTCGCCCGAAATGCATGACGCCATCGAGAAACTGCGCGACGGAATTCATGAGGCTGGCAAGCGCGCCGATGCTTTGCGCGTCGAGGAGAAGCGCCCGCTGGATGAGCAGGTGAAGGCGATACAAGATCGCTACAACGTCTACATCCAGCCGAAGCGCGGCAAGGTCGATTTGGCCAAGTCTACGCTCGACACGTTGCTCACCCCTTGGCGCACGAAGGTTGCGCAGGAGAAGGCCGCAGAGGCGGCTAGGGTGGCCGCTGCGGCAGAGGCGGCTAGGGTTGCTGCTACCGAGGCCATCCGCGCCAGTAGCGGCAACCTTGCGGCACGCGAAGAAGCCGAATCCTTATTGCAAGACGCCAAGCGCCTGGAAAAGACCGCCACCCGCACCTTCAAGGCGGCAACGACTGGCACCGGACTGCGCACAACCTACCGCGCCGATCTTGTCGACATCAATGAGGCGTTGGACCACTACTGGGGTTCGCATCAAGGGGCATTTGAGGATCTGGTGCGCGAGCTTGCCGCAAGCGATGTGCGCTTTGGTGTTAGGAAGATTCCGGGGTTTTCTGTGGTTGAAGAGAAGAGGGCTGCGTGATGGCTAGGAAGATCGAAGACCAGTTTCACCACATGGCGGATGCTTTCATCTCGTCCAAATACACAGCGACCGCAGATGCTCGCCAGCGCAGCATGGGGCTGTCGTACGTGTCCGCTGAAAAGCAGGATCTCATTTCCGAAGTGGCCGCTGTTGCGCGACTGGCTTACGCGCGCGGACGGCAAGACGTGCTCGAAGCCATCACGTTTACGGACTCAGATGGCGGGGTATTCAACTCAAAGCTCGACCATGTCGACCTGCGGGAGTACCTGCCATGACCTTAGACCAAGAGATGCAAGCCGCCCTGCTTGCGGACGGCGAGAAGCTTGCTGCCCTGACTGGCGATGACCATGGGCCATATTTCGACCGCCCGATTGTTGCCGAGCAACAAGGCGGCGGGGATACTGTATGGAAGACAATGGACAGCGCCCCGACAGAGCCGGGGATTGAAGTCATTGCGGCACGCTTCGGGATGTTTGGTGGCCTTACTGAAATATGCGAAAAGTCGCCGTTCATCTCCTTCTGGATGCAGACTCGCCGGAAGTTCTACGGCGAGCCGACGCACTGGCTTTGTAAGGTGCCATCCAGCTTTCCGCCCATCCGCACCTAACCCCACAGCGCCCTAGCGCGCAGTTGACACAGGATAGCGCATAACCAGCGCCGTCCCGTTCAGCATTCTATATCACCACGACCGCGCGCCACCAACGCGCGGTCCTGCTTCGGCAGGGAAACACCATAAGAGGAGACAGATATGAACCCGTTACCGGATGGGCGCTTCGGCGCCGTCTTGGCAGACCCGCCATGGTCGTTCAGAACCTACGGCAAGCAAGACGTAGCCCCCGCCAGAGGCGCACAACCCTATTCCGTCATGAGCTTAGCCGACATCAAGGCGCTGCCCGTCTCCGACGTTGCGGCGCACGACTGCGTTCTGTTCATGTGGACGGTGTCGCATCTCCAGCAGCCTGCCTTCGAAGTGGCTGCGGCATGGGGCTTCGCGCCGGTATCTATCGCCTTCGTCTGGGACAAGGGCCGCATGGGCATGGGCTACTGGACGCGCCAGGAAGTCGAGATCTGCCATCTGTTCAAGCGCGGCAAGCCGCCTCGTATCGGCAAGGGTGTGCGCCAGCTTATCCGCGCACCGCGCCGTGAACATAGCCGAAAGCCTGACGAGCAGTACGGCCGTATTGAGCGGCTAGTCGGCGGGCCGTATCTCGAATTGTTCGCGCGCCAGGGTTGGCCGGGGTGGTCGGCTTGGGGCAATCAGACGGATAGGTTTGTTGCGGCGAATGACAACTCACCGGCCGATGACATGGCGAGGGCTGCTGCATGAGCGAATCATCACCCACAATCTCTGGGGACTTCTATGTCTACGCCTGGCTTCGGCCGTGTGGCACTCCGTTCTATATCGGGAAGGGGAGGGGGAAGCGCGCCGCTAGGATGAAGAGGGGCATTATTTTCAAGAATATCGTAGCCAAGATTAAGCGCGATGGATTGGAGCCGACGATAGTAAAACTCCATGAGGGTCTCACGGAGATCGAGGCATTTGAGATTGAGCGTAGCGAAATCGCTAAATACGGGCGCCGAGAATTTGGCGGCTTACTGGTAAATTTAACCGAGGGCGGGGAGGGGTCCAGCGGTTTTGTGTATTCAGACTCTAGTAGGGCTAAAATGAGCGCGTCTAGCCGTAAGTCACCGCCGAAGAAAGGACCGTACAAGGGAGTTTCATACGTCGGTAGGAATGGAAAGTGGATTGCGCATATCAGCATAGATGGGAAGTTGCGCCATCTGGGGTATTTTGAAACGGAAGAGTTGGCTGCGCGCGCCTATGACTCTGCCGCTTTTGCGTGGTGGGGAGTTGGTTGCTATCTGAATTTTCCAGATGTGGCGCCAGAGGCGCCTCCAGCCCTGCGAAGCAACATAGAAGCCCAACATATGAAGCCGTCGCTAGGTGCCTTCAAGGGAGTTAGCCCTTACGGAAGAAACGGAAAATGGCGCGCGACAATAAGGCATGAAAGGAAACAGCGCCATCTTGGTGTGTTCTTAACGCCAGAGGAAGCCGCCTTTGCGTACGACGCCGCAGCATACGAAACATGGGGAGATCGCTGTTACTTGAACTTCCCAAAGTCAAGGGCTGGAGCAGATTCGTGACGAAGATCCCGACAGGAAAGCCAATCATTCCCTTTGCCCCGACTGCAGACGCCGCCGGAGACCCAACCTGCTGCCATGTCTGTGGGATGAGGGCGCAAGCCTTGGGTATCTCGCGCAACCCGAAATCAGATCCGTCGTATTTATGCAAGAGGTGCATCGTGGCGATCGACGATTACAAGAAAATCCGCCGGCTCGACGACTACGAGCTTGCCGCCCTCGATGCTGGAGTTGATGCGGTGGGCGAGTGGATAGTGCAACGCGGACTTGGCGCCGACCTCTCACTCTACGACGAGCTCGACCAGCGCATGTTGGTCAAGGCGGCGTGGGAAGGGTGCGCGCGGGGGCTTCGTGCCGCGTTAAGCGAGGCGCCGTTTTGATGGGGGATTTGATGGACCTGAAACTCGTAAACGTGCCGGCCAGTGAATGGCAGCATGCCCTGCATATCGCCGGTCAGTTCCGTGGCAAGTACGGGCCGGATGAACACACAGGAGTGCGGCGGGGAGTTGCATTCGTCGACCTAATGGGCCGCGATCCAAACTTCTACGTCTACTACACGAAGACGGCGATCGTCGTGCGTAAGGGATTGGAGTTGGCACAATGAGACACGATAACGACAACAAGGAGTGTAAGCATGAAGCCGCTTGAAGTGAATAGGCGCCCGCTTAGCGTTGAAATTGTGGAAGCTAGGGTGGCTGAAGACCAAACAGGCAGCACATTTTTTCTATGCGCCGATGACGGTGGCGAAATTCTCCGTATGGAAATCCGCGCATTGGACAATGACTACCACAAAAACTTGCAAGGGCAGAGCGCGCTTCATTACCTTCTCGGCGAGCTCGGCATGATGGATATCGATACTCCAGATGATTTCGTTTCCAAGACGCTGCATCGTTGGGCGTGGGACAAGGTGGCGTCCATTGCCGCCTCCAAGACAACGCCAGAACCGGCGCACACCACGACGTCACCGCGTGGTGACAAACACGATGCAGGTCGCTTCGTCTACGTCATCTCCGCAAACGACAACGACCCGCCACTCTGTAAGATAGGAATCGCCAACTCACCAGAGAAGCGCCTGACGCAGTTGTCGACGGGCAGCCCGCATGCGTTGCGGTTGGAGATGGCGAGATATGCGAACAACGCAAGCGCGGTCGAAAGAGCCGCGCATTCGCATTTCGGAGACTACCGCAGAAACGGCGAATGGTTTGCCATCGAGCCAGACGAGGCAATCGAATTCATCATTTCGACGATCAGGAATGCAGCATAATGGCCAAAATCAACTTCAAGGTGCCAACACCCACCACACGCTCTCCTCTAGACGTTGCCCGCGGTTTCATAGCGGCGGGCGTTGCCGTTTTCCCGTGCCGAGAAGCCAACAGTGAAGGCGTCGACCACGCCACCGGCGAGATCATAGAATTCGTCGAAAAAGCGCCATGGACTCCAGATGGGCTAAAGGGCGCAACCCGCTCCAGCCGCATTATTGATATCTGGTTCGGCGAACGCTATTCGGCGGCGGCGATCGGCATACCGACGGGATCCAAACTCAATGCATGGGTTCTCGATCTGGACCGGCACGGTGACAGAGACGGCCATACATGGCTTGCTGAAATGGAGGCGATTCACGGCACATTGCCGCAAACAGCCCGCGCTACGACTGCCAATGGCGGGACGCACGTATTTTTCAAACACGTCGACGGCGTTCGCAATCGCGCAGCTATCGCGCCGGGCGTGGACACCCGCGGCGAAGGGGGCTACGTCCTGGCGCCTGGCAGCGTCATGGCAGACGGCCGGCGCTACCAATGGATCGACCACGATGGCGACGGAATGCCGGAATTTGCCGATGCACCTGGCTGGCTTTTGGATCTTGTCAAAACAAAAGAAGCGCCACCCGTCACTCCTACACAGCGCGAATACACCTACCAGCCAGAGGAATCCGGATCCGCGCGGTACGCGTCGCGCGCCATGGAAATGGAGCTCGATAAGCTAGCAGGTGCACCAAAAGGCCAGCGCGGCCAGCAGTTGTTCGCCAGCGCATGTTCCATTGGTGAACTGGTTGCCGCCGGCCACATCCACCGCAGCGACGCGGAAGCTGGCCTTATTGACGCCGCTCGAGCGAATGGGCTTGCCGCCACCGATGGCGAGCGAAAGTGCCTCGACAAGATTAAGCGCGGCCTTGACAAGACGGCCAATTCGCCGCGGCAAATACCGGAACGTGACCACGACAACGACAATACGACTGTTGTCGATCCGGAGGCCGTGGCCAGGATGGTCGATAATATGAAGGCCAAGAAGGCTGCCGCCGCAACCGAAACGGAAACAGTCAGCGAGCCGCCACACCCAGACCAGCCCAAAAAACGCGAGCGTTTCGAACTAACGTGGTTTGATGCCATCGAGGAAGGAAAGCCTAAAGAGACGATCCTCAAGGGCTGGCTCGGCGAGGGCGAATTCACCACGATTTCCGGTCTGCCAGGCACAGGCAAGAGCGTCATCGTCACGGACATTGCATGCCACATTGCCGCTGGCATGGATTGGCACGGCAAGAAGGTGAAGCAAGGTTTGGTGGTCTACGTTGCAGCCGAGCGCAAGAAGCTAACGGAGCGGCGTATGATGGCTTTCCGCAAGCATCATGACGTGCACAACGTCCCGCTCTTGGTGGTGGGCGGCCGGCTGGACTTCACTCGCGATCTAAAGGACGCGCGCGACCTGATTGCGGCCATCCGTGAGGCCGAGACCATAACCGAGATGAAATGCGTGTGGGTGATCATCGATACACTAACGCGCGTCTTCGGTGGCGGCGACCAGAACGCCAGCAAGGATATGACGCGCTTTGTGCAGTCGTGCGACGAGATCCTGGCGGAGACGAAAGCGCACGTCACAGCCATTCACCATAGCGCCTGGAGCGGCGAGCGAGGCAAGGGCGCGATCGATCTTGATGGCGCGGTCGACGCATCCTTCATGGTCAAGAAGGACGGCAACAAGCACAGACTTGTCTGCGACGGCACCAACGACGGCGAGGAAGGCGACGTTCTGGCCTTCACCATGAAGTCGGTACAGATTGGCACGGATGAGGACGGCGAGCCCACTACGGCGCCTGTCGTGGTGCCGGCCGAGGACGTGAAGATGACAAGTGGAACGCTAAAGGGGTTCAAGGGTGACGTGCTCAAGGCATTGCGTAGCGCACTAGAGAAGAACGGGATTGAGCCGGGCGGCAGCGCTTTCCCCGAAGATATTCTCGTGGTCGACGAGCAGACGTGGCGCAATGAGTTCTACGCCAGCCGTGACATGGCGAATACCGGCGCCGCCGAGACCGCACGGAAGCAGTTCCAGCGCGCGCCAAAAGCGCTCGTCGAGGACGGCCATGTGAACAACATTGGCCTCTGGTTTTGGCCATCGTAGTACAACCTGATACAATAAGGCAAGAAATTGCCTTATTTTCGTTTTGTCCCGCTTGTCCCATTTTGTCCCGGTTATTTATCAATGGTTTAAGTGCCGAAAAGGACAAGCGGGACAAAACAGCGGGACAAAAACTTCGCGTGCATAGGTTGTTACAACCTATAAGGACAAGAAGGACGAAAAATATCGGCTTGTCCCGGCGTTTTGTCCGGCTAAAAAATAGGCAGCGGGACAAGATTTATTTTTTGTCCCATTTTGTCCCATAGCAAAATCAATGACTTACAAGGTGTTTTGTCCCGCTTGTCCCGCTTTGTCCCGCTAATTATTTAACCGAACATCTAGCGGGACAAAAACCCCACACCCCTTTAGGGGTGGGTGTTGTCCCGGTGTTTTGTCCTTGAAGTGATTTGTAGAGAAAATAGAGAAACCCACCACCACACCACCACAGGAGACCGACATGGCCAAGACCAACACACAGACCACCCGCATTGCAGGAAAGCGCGTTCGCATCGTCGCCCGCGTTACGGCGACCGGCACGAGCGTGAAGGTGACCGATGCCGCCCCGAAGGAATGGGAATTGCAGGCGGCCCAGGTGCGCGCCCTGCGAGCCATGCCTGAGTACGGCAAGCAGTTCCTGCTGGCTGGCGACCAGAACAGCGCCAAGCGCGGCCCACGCGCCCAGATGGAAGCCACGGCTGCCGGCATGACGCCAGGAGAAGCCGATCTCCGGATTTACCTCGCTGGCGGCCAGCTGCGCATGATCGAGAACAAGGTGGGCAAAGGCAGGCTGTCGCCGGCGCAGATCGACCGCCACGCCGCCCTGGCGCGGCTAGGGCACGCAATCGAAGTCGTACGGGCAGACGCATGCGCCGAAGCGGCCATCAGCGCTGTGAAGCTTGTACGCGCCTGGCTGAACCAATGACGCCAGAACAACTCGCCGAAATCGAAAAGGTCTGTCAGCGTGCCTTCCATTATCACGCCCGGCGGGCAGTTGACCGTCGGTTCTGGTCCGATCAGTTGGAGATCATAAAGCGCCTCAAGGAACAGTTGCGCGATCAGTCTTGACAAATTTGTATGTTTACACCAAGGTCCGTCTACCAAATCACCACACCACAAGAGGAGACTTAGATGCCACTTACACAAAAGCAGATCGACATGAGATCGGGACATGATGGCACGTTCTGGAGGAACGTTTCCAAGCAGCCGGATGGCAAGTGGATTTGGACAGGTCAGAAAAACACAAATCACAACACCGTAGATTGTGAAAAATACTTCTACGGCGAGTTCGAACTGGTAAGCAAGGAAACCAGCAATTTCGCCAAGCCAACGCGGGTTCACGCATCGAAAATGGCCCACCGCATCAGTCTGTTCCTAACATACCATCGTCCCGTTCCAGCGGCATACGACGTATTCCCATTCAACGGCGACCACCTCGATATCAACCCAGAAAACCTGTGGATTCGCGAAAAGAAGACTGGCGCCGAAGTGTCGGCTGAAAAATTCTTCGAAGTGGCGAATGACAACGATGGGCTGATGCGGGTGGCAGCATGAATGCGGTTGCGTTAAGGGTTTCGAACGATGTGGTGGTCAGCGGCGACATCGCAGGATTGCCTGAATTGGTGCGCAAGGCTGCCGCGCAGTTGGCGGCGGCCACGACTGCTGCTGAAGTGCTGGAGGCGAAGGCGTCTGCGGGTTTGGCCTACGATGCAGCCAAGGCAGCCGCGCGTTTCGCTAAAGCCAAGGGCGCGTATGACGACGTAATCGGGGCAGTCTATCGTGCGCAAGCTGACGCTCTTGAAATCGAGGCAATGGCGAAGCGTCGCTTTGCAGATGAGTTGGATGCGGCGCAAGCGCGCGGGGAAGTCGGTGTTAGGACGGGAAGGCCAAAAGTCGGTTTCGATGATAACGGACTTAAGCCGGCAAGGATTACCGATACTGGACTCAGTGCAAATGCGGTTCATGATGCTCGAAAGCTTAGAAATATCCTCAATGAAGATCCGTATGCCGTAAAGGATGCTCTCGCTGACATCATAGCGGACGGCAAGGAGCCAACACGCCACGCGCTCTCACGAGAAATCAATACCCGCCTATCGTCCTTCTCTGGCGACAACGAGTGGTACACCCCGGCACGGTACGTCGACATGGCCCGAGAAGTTATGGGCAGCATCGACACAGACCCGGCCAGCAACCCGACGGCACAGCGCACAGTCAGGGCCAGCACCTACTACACGGAAGAAACTAACGGTCTCGACAAGGAATGGCTTGGCAAGGTCTGGATGAACCCTCCGTATTCGAATCCAGAGGTGCAGCAGTTCGCCGACAAGGTTATAGCCGAGTATCGGTCAGGTCGCGTTACAGAGGCAATCGTCCTCACTAACAACAGCGCCGACACCGGCTGGCACAGATCAATGCAGGACGCATGCACCCGCATGTGCACGACAACGGGACGCATTCGCTTCGAGTCGCCCACGCGGCAAGGAAACAGCCCGGCTATGGGCCAATCGTTCTTTTACTTCGGCGACAATCCGCAGAAATTCAAAGAGGTGTTCTCCGCCATCGGCAATGTATGGATGCTGGCATAAATTACGGATTGCCCGCATTCGCAAGTTTGCGGGCATTTTCCTTCTGGGTGTTGACAAATTTGTTGAATGCACGTAGAAAGCCAATATACCGAAACGCACCACACTGAGGAGACGAGAGATGGAACGCTTTATCGTAGGCGCATCGGAAGCAACGGAAGCAGAATATGCTTTTCGGGACACCCTTTTCGATAAGCCCTTCACCGTCCTTATTCTGGACGAGAACAACGATTGTTTTTCCTGCGAGGGATTCGACACGATGAAAGAGGCACTTACTTCTCTTTCAGAAGTGCCGCGCAACCAGATCGAAATCCTTTAATTGCTCCAACCAACCCCCACCCGCCCACCAAGGCCGCCTAGCTACCCCGCTAGTGCGGCCTTTTTCGCGCCTTGACAAATTTGTAACTTTACAGCAATATCTACGATACCACCACGGCGCTACGCGCCACACCACCACAGTCGAGGGGACGAAATGGCCAGACATGGGTCGCTTGCCGAGCAGCTAATCGCCATCAAAGAGCGGCCAATCGCCGCAAACGACAACAACCCGCAACGTAACAATCCGCAACGCAAGCCGAGAGAGCCACATTACCGCGGCACGCTTCCCGCACTGCGGTGGCTATGGGACAACCGCCCCGATCTGGCGCAAGCGTTCGCCGACGCACTGCCACGCCAGCCAGCTAACTGGTTCGTAGACGTCGAACCGACACGGCAAGAGATTCGCCCTACCATCGGCGAACTGATGAAGGCATCACACGATGCGGACGGCAACCCGGTACCGCCAAGTTATGAAACCGAGCGCCGCGTATCAATCGGCGCACTGCGGTTCCTGAGTGGTCGCCTAATCGAATGGGGAACGACCAAGAAGGGCAAGAAGCTCAAGCCGACAGACAGGCCGCGAAGCACGGAAAGCAAAGAGAACAAGACTCGCTCGCCGCTCTTCTACCTTGCCACAAAGGCCACCACGCCTTCGCCCATGGCCGCAGAGCACTACCATCGACCGCTGTCTGGCGAGCCTGCCTTGTCGTCGATGTACGATCCTCTTCCCGGTGTGGAGGCGGCAAGAGCCATACTTTGCTATCTTGGCGTCGATGGCAGCGTGCCAGCGGCCAAGATCAATGGCGTCACCTTCTGCCCGCAAGCCGTAGCCGAAGGCGCCGGCTTCCTTGGTGGAGTAACCAACCCATCCGGCAACTCGTCCAGTGGCGCAGTCATGTGGGAGCAGCCTGATGCGCCTACGAGCAGCGCTACCGCCGTTATCGAAGAGGTTGCGGCTCGCGGCACTCTCAAGTCGATCGGCCTTTTGCTAGGTCACAACGAAGGATCTGCGATAGCGGCCGGCAAGGAAGCGCTAGTCGATCTGGCTGAAATCCTAGTTGCTATAAGGGATAGAAAAAAACCGATGTACGCATAATTTTCGTGTGTCGTTGCTGCGTACTCTTATGAGAGGGATGGAAACATCCCCAAAGAGTTGCGGTTACGACCGCCCCGCCGTCATGCTGCATTTAGTGCAGCCGCTGAACGTTGCGGGTAACTACCCTGGCCGTGCACCGTGGCTGCTTCTGCGAAAACGGGCATTATCTGCGGAACTGGCGTTGTAAACCAGTTGCCGTCGGGTGCGGATAACAACGGCAGCATGCTTTGTCATGACGGTTGCCGCACCCACACATTGCAGGTCGGGCTGCGGACGCATTGAGCCCCGATAACCAAAGGCCCACCGTATGGGAGCCGCCTGCCTTTTCGTACACCGTGGCCTCACCTCTGCCTTCTGGTATGCGCCCACGGTAATGCATTCAGTATTGCGGCCTCGCTAATCTCGCAACCCACAGAGGAGGCGCCGCGATACTGAATACCCATTGCCGCAGCGCGCCTCCTCCGCGAAGCGGTAATCATGCGCCAGGTAGAGCGCACGGATAGATAAACCGTGCGGCTCCCTGGCGCTTTCGCTTTTATGCATCGGCGCAATTCTCGACCTCTTGCGCTGATCTAAACGGGTGGGCTTCGGCTCACCCGTTTTTCACATGAGGTCGGCAAGGAGGTCGAGACCTTGTTTGATACGCTATTCGGCGGGCCAGTTGCCGCCAATGATAATTTTAGGAAGTGCATAGAGTGCGGTGGCAATATAGCACCATCGTCGAAGCGCGGGCCAAAGCCAAGTCGATGCGATGCATGCAAGCATCCGCCCGTGTTTACTGATTGGAAATGCGCTCATTGCGAAAAAGAAATCACTGGTCGAAGGCGCAAGTTCTGTGACTCTACCTGCCGTGACGATAGCCGCAAAAAGCCACGACAACCAAAACTCTTACGTCAGAAACCGGAACGACAGTTAATCAGCGGCAACTGCCTTCGTTGCGGTGGCGAGTTCACTGGTGTGCCTGGAAAGATTTTTTGCAGCAAGAATTGCGCAAGGAGATATGGAGAGCAGGGACGCGACAGGCACAGGAACGCACAAGAGCGAGAATGCAAATGGTGTAGCGCAACTTTCAAGCGCAATCCAAATGCAAAGGATAAAGCATTATTCTGCTCTCGAGATTGTGGCCACGAATATCTTCGCGCTTCTGCAGACCTTGTTAAGGTTGCAAAGTTCACGGTATTTAGGCCACGCTGCGCAGTGTGTGACAAGCCCTTTACGGCAAACGGCGCAACGGCAAAGTTCTGCTCGAACGAATGTCGTGCGGCAATTGCCAGCGACAAAGCCAGGGCCAGATACGCAGCCAACGACAACGTTGATAGATCTCCAAGGCCATGCGCCGAGTGCGGATCGGTATTCTCGCCATCATACGGGGAGAAAATCAGAAAGTTCTGTGGCGGCAAGTGTTCAAAAAGGAACGGGCGGCGCACCGGCAAGTTGAAGCGTGAAGCTATGCTTAGGGCTGCATATGTGGAGAACGTAGACCCGATTAAGGTATTCGACCGCGATAAGTGGAAGTGCCAGATATGCGGTGTGAAGACGCCACGAAAACTGCGCGGCACGCTTGACGACAAGGCTCCTGAGTTGGACCACATCATGCCCCTAGCATTAGGTGGAGCGCATAGCTACTTTAATACGCAATGTGCCTGTCGTAAGTGCAACGCTCATAAGAGCGATACGCCTCCTGCTCAACCAAATCTTTTTGCGATGGTGGCATGACAAAGTATCGCGCCAATACGCCTTGGGTTCACCTATATAAAACGGCACGCTGGCGCGCTATTAGGCACGCACAACTATCTATCCATCCCCTATGCGAATGGTGCTTAGAGCGGGAAGAGATCACGGCAGCCAATGAGGTTCACCACAAGGTCGCTCACAAGGGCGACCTTGATCTGTTCTGGAGCGGACCATTCATAAGCACGTGCAAGCCGTGCCACTCCTCTCGCGGCCAGCTTGAGGACAATGGCAAGACGGTGGTGGTATACGGAGCGGATGGGTGGCCATTGTGATGACAAAATAGATGAAAAAAGATCGATAAATCGATGATTTTATTGAATTTTGTGCTTGACGCCTCGATTGAGGCGTGATATGATGGAAGGTTTGCCAGGGAGGGGTGCCTCGGATCGCCGGGTCGGCCAAACTGGGGAAACGGCGATGGGCATTTGTACACAGTTTTTCGATTGAAATGTTGAGGTTTTTGCATGGCTAGGCCGAGAACACCAAAGGCCAAGGCCGAGCTCACCGGCTACGCCGACAAGCAAAAAACCAAATTTGAAAGCCGCAACGAACCGACCGTCATCGAGACTGTCGGAGAGCCGTTTGAATGGCTAAGTGAACACGCGCAACAGGCATGGCGCGAAATTGCATCTGAGGTGCCTTGGCTCAATTGGAGCCACCGCGGACACCTGGCGATCGCCGCTAATATTCGCGGCAGGATGATGAAGGGCGACGACGTTGGCGTGCAAGCCATGAACCTTCTACGTCAGTGCTACGGGCAAATGGGCGCGACGCCGGCTGATGCTTCGAAGGCGGGAGCGAAACCAGATGGCGAAAAGACGGATCCGGCCGACGAGTTCTTCGACTAGCGTTTCGGCTGGCGTTGAACTTCCGGCCCACTTCAATCCACCGTATCCGACTGGTCCTGTAGACGAATATGCAGAAGCAGTAATCAAGGGCGACATCGTCGCTGGCCCGCATGTGCGCAACGCCTGCCGTCGCCATCGTGACGATCGCAAGAATGGCCCGGCGCGAGGAGTGCATTGGGATCCAGAAGCTGCTGGCCGTGTTCTGCGCTTCTTCCCGGCTGTGCTTCGCCTAAACGGCGGCCAGTTCGAAAGTAGGCCTTTCAACCCGCATATTTCGCAGCAGTTCAAGATTGGCTCTATCTTCGGATGGAAGCGCGTTGAATCGGACGGCGCAATCCTGCGACGCTTTCGACGCGCGTATATCGAAGAGGGCAAAGGCAACGGCAAGTCGCCGCTGGCTGCAGGCATCGGGCATTACTGCTTAACGTCTGACGGCGAGGCGGCGGCTGAAATCTATGCGGCCGCAGCCAACAAGGATCAGGCTTTCGTTCTGTTCCGCGATGCCGTGGCTATGTACGAGCAGTCGCCGTCGCTCAAGTCGAAGCTGACGCCATCTGGCGGCAACCCGGTTTGGAATCTTTCGTACCTCAAGAAGCGATCTTTCTTCCGGCCGATCTCGCGTGAAGGTGCCCATAGCGGCCCGCGTCCGTATATCGCGCTCTGCGACGAAATCCACGAGCATCCAGATGGCAAAGTCATCGAGATGCTGGAGCGCGGTTTTAAGTTCCGTCGCCAGCCGCTCCTGTTCATGATCACGAACAGCGGCTCGGATAGGAATTCAATCTGCTGGGATGAGCACCAGCACGCAGTTAAGGTTGCCGCCGGCACGCAGACGCCAGACGATGATTTTACCTATGTTGGTGAAGTCGTCGACGACACGACGTTTTCGTATGTTTGCGCGCTCGACAAAGACGACGATCCTTTTACGGATCCGACTTGCTGGCAGAAGGCAAACCCGCTTTTCGGCGTGACGCTCAAGCACGATTATCTTGCTGGCGTCGTCAACCAGGCGAAGGACATTCCTTCGAAGCGCAACGGCATTCTGCGGTTGCACTTTTGCGTCTGGACTGAGGCCGACACGGCATGGATACCGCGGCCGATCCTTGAAAAAGTGATGGTCGACTTCGACCCGTATGTCGAGCACAAGGGCAAGAAGATCACCGCGGCCGGCCTCGATTTGTCCGGCGCGAAGGATTTGACGGCCGCTGCATTCGCGATTGAAACCGGCACCAAGCGCGTGGAGCGCGAGGACGGAACGGAAGCGGAGTTGCCCACCTACGATCTTTGGATTGAGGCTTGGACGCCGCGCGACACGATGGATGAGCGGTCTAAACAAGACAACGTGCCCTATCGGCTGTGGAACGAGACGTTCCACCCCGGAACGACGCAGCCATATATCCATGCTCCCGAAGGCCAGCGCATTCGATATGACCATGTGGCAGCATTGTTTGCTCGCCTGAATACCGAGCACGGCATCAACGTTCTGGCGTTCGACCGCTATGCATTCGACAAGTTCGAACAAGAGCTCGACGAATACGGTGTCGATATCAAGACCGTAGCGCACCCGCAGGGCGGCAAGAAACGTGCAAAGCCAGACGAAGAGAAGGTGCAGGCGGCGAAAGACGCCGGCCTTGAGCCTCCTCTAGGGCTTTGGATGCCTGGCAGCGTTGCTTCTTTGGAAACGCTTATCCTCGAAGAGCGGATTCGGTTGCGTAAGTCGCCAGTTCTGCTTGGCGCGCTAATGGGCGTATCGATCGAAACTGATCCTCTTATGGGCAACCAGTGGTTTTCGAAGAAGAAGTCAACGGTGAGGATAGATCCTGCTGTCGCGAGCGCGATGGCCGTTGGCGCCGCGGTTGATGGTTTCGTCGAGATCAAACCTGCGGCGAGCCCTTGGGAAGATCCGGAATTTCAGATTGCCGTCGTATGACGGCGGCAAGGTGTTTTAATGTGGCCTTTTGACAAGAAGACGGAAGCGCGCGCTAGCTTGGAAAATCCAAGCGTGCCGCTATCCGACGTCGGCGCGTGGCGCTCGATGTTCGAGACGTGGAACGCGGCCAGCGGCGTGCCTGTGACCGTCGAGACCGCCCTTGGCGTCCCGGCTGTATGGTGCGCCGTCAACTTCCTCGCCGGCACGCTGGCGTCATTGCCGCTCGAGCTCTTCGTGAAGAACGATGCGGGCAGGGAAGCGGCGGAAGCAAACCCGCTTTACGCCATCCTTCAGGATGCGCCCAACCCGGAATGGACGTCGTTTGCTTGGCGCAAATACTCCATGGTCAATATTCTGACCTTGGGGCGCGCGTTCACTTTCATTGAGCGGAACAAAGCGGGCAGGGTGACGAACCTTTGGCCGCTGAATCCCTTGCTGGTGACGGTTGAGCGGCGCGGCGGCAGGAAGTTTTACATCTACGACGAAGGCGCGCGCAAAATAGAATATGCGGCGTCGGAAATCATCGATGTGCCGTTCATGCTTGAACCTGACGGCCTGTGTCATGTCGCACCAATACAGCGACTTGCCAAGGCGGTCGGCCTTGCGATAGCGCTTGAATCCTACGCCGAGAAGCTGTTCTTGAATGGCGGCGTGCCGCCTCTGGCCCTATACGGCCCGGTCGGGTCGCCTGCAGCTGCATCGAGGGCGGCCACTGACGTAACCAAGGCCATTCGAGATGCTAATGCGGAGCGCCGAAACGTCCTGATCATGCCGGCAGGGCATGAGCTAAAGGCGGTAGGTATCGATCCTGACAAGTCTCAGATGATTGATGCGAGGCGTTACCAGATCGAGGAAGTAGCGCGGATTTTTAATCTTCCGCCAGCGTTTCTGCAAGATTTGACGCATGGAACTTTCAGCAATGTAGAGCAACAAGATCTAAACTTCACCAAACATACACTAATGCAATGGCTCGTTGCTTGGGAGCAGGAACTAAATCTTAAGCTATTCACTGCCCGCAATACGAAGAACTTCGTGTCTTTCAACCAAGATTCATTGCTCCGCGGCGATTTTGTCGCCCGCATGACTGGTTATGCGACTGCCGTTCAGAACGCTATTTTGAAGCCTGATGAGATACGTGGGCTTGAAAATTGGCCAGCAGAGGGTGGTGAGGCAGACAAGTTATACATCCAAGGCGCCACGGTCCCTCTAGGGATGCAGAACATGTCTGCGACGAAGCCCGTCCAAAATGGCGGCGCGGCCAATGACAACGAAAGCAAAGACGCAACTGCAGCTTGAATATACTAGCGCGTATAACTACATAAGGCGATACCGGAAAGCGTTGGCGCGCTAGCCGGTATCTAACCGTACGAAGCTGTTAAGGAGCATCGAGTGGCTGAGGTTATATATGCGGGCGACGCCGGCCTTTTCAAGGCGTGCACAAAGTGCGAAGACCTCAAGAACACAAGCGATTTCTCTGTCCAAAAGACGGTAAAGAGCGGGCGCAGGTCTGTGTGCAAGTCATGCGAATCGTCGGCATCCTTGCTGCGGTACGAGCGGAAGCGTGATGTCATAAATGCGCAGAAGCGTGCGCTGTACGCGGAAGGCCCGGCCAAACATCGAGAGCGCTCGATGAATTGGCACTACGAAAATCATGATCGTTCACTTGATAGGGCTCGATCATGGAAGCTAGAAAATCCAGATAAAGTAACATCATACAACAGGTCATATTACGCTGAAAATGCTGACAGGCTGAAGGCTGATTATGCGTCTTGGGCTGCTGATAATGCACCAAAACGGCGTGATTATATGCGCGGATGGTACGACGCCAACCCCGGCAAGCACAGCGAATATAGTTCCCGTCGCCGAGAGTCGCTAAAATTTCGCATTGAGAGCGCTATGCGATGCCGCATTTGGAGCGGGATTACATCAGGAAGCAAGGGAGATCGGCGGACAATTGATCTGCTGGAATTCTCGATTGCAGATCTAATGCATCATCTCGAGTCCAAGTTTTTGCCTGGAATGTCATTTGATAACTATGGCGACTGGCACATCGATCACATCCGACCATTGGCGTCATTTGATTACGAAACGCCAGACGATCCAGAATTCAAGTTAGCGTGGGCGCTTTCAAATCTGCAGCCTCTGTGGGCCGCCGACAACATAGCCAAGGGCGCCAAGTGGCGGCCAGACAATGACAATCAACATTTTTTAGAGGCGAACGCCAAATGACCAACGTAGAAAAGCGCGGCGGAACGCTTGGCGTAGAGACCCGCGCAGAGGGCGATAAGCGCACCTTGACGGGGCTGGCCGCCGTGTTTAACAGCGACGCAGACATCGGTGGGTATTGGGTTGAGCGCATCGAACCTGGCGCGTTCACCAAGTCGCTCTCTAATGATGTTCGGGCACTGATCAATCATGATACAGGCCGCGTTGTTGGTCGCACGCGCAGCGGCACTCTTCGCCTTTCAGAAGATGCCCAAGGTTTGCGATTCGAACTTGACCTCCCAAACACCAGTGATGGAAATGATCTTTGGGAACTGGTTTCCAGAGGCGATATTTCGGGGGTCAGTTTCGGATTTTGTGTCACAAATCAAAGTTGGGACGAGAGCGTCGAGCCAGCCGTTAGGACGATCAAGCAGGTTGACCTGTTTGAGATTTCGCCCTGCGCATTCCCCGCCTACGACGACACCACCATTGGCGTTCGATCGCTTGAGGAGTGGCGCTCCGCCAACGCTCCCACACCAGAAATTACCGATCCGGCGGCAGCGCCGGTAATACGAGTCGACGCCATTAAGGCGCGGCTCAAGATGGACCTTGACATAAAGGTCCGCAGCACGCGCTGACCAGGCGCTGTCACCCACCAAAACCACCACAAACAAAGCCTCGCCGCGCGGGGCTTTTTGCATTGGAGACTGCATTGTCTAAAATTACCGAACTGCGCGAAAAGCAGTTGAAGCTTGTTGCAGATGCCCGCGCCCTTCGCGACGAAATCAACGACAGCACCACGGAAGCCCGCGTTGCTGAAATTGACGCCGCTCATGATAAGGCCATGGCAGAATATGACCGCGTCGGCGCCACCATCGCCCGCGAAGAGGCCCTTGAGGCCCGCGAAGCTGAACTGAATTCCATCGAGGGTGACCGTCGCCCGCTCGGCGAAACCCGCCAGGCCAAGGTTGTGAAGGCTGACGAGCGCCCGCTCGACGAACGGCGTGCCGAAGCCTTCAACGGCTATCTGCGTCACGGTCTTGAGGGCCTTTCGCCTGAGCAGCGCCAGATTGTTCGCGAACTTCGCGCCGGCCCGCAGGCCACCGCTCCTGGCGCCGACGGCGGCTACCTCGTTCCGCAGGGCTTCATGGCAGAGCTCGTCAAGAGCCTGAAGGCTTGGGGTCCGATGCTTGATCCGGGTGTTACCCGCGTCCTGAATACGGCTACCGGCAATACCATTCCGTGGCCGACCATGGACGACACGTCGAATACCGGCGCGCTCATTGCGGAAAACACGCAGGTCGCTCTCGCTGAAATGGCTTTCGGCACCAAGACCCTTGAGGCGTACAAGTACACCTCTGGCGTCGTTCTGGTTTCGAGCGAACTTCTGCAGGACGCCGTTCTCGACGTCGAGGCAATCGTTCGCGACGCCATGGCTGAGCGTATCGGCCGCATCGCCAACACCCACCTGACCACGGGTGATGGTTCGTCCAAGCCGCACGGCATTATCGCCGCTGCCGGCGCCGGCTTTACTGCCGGCAGTGCGACTGCGATCAGTTTTGACGATTTGATTGAGACCTATCACAGCGTTGACCCTGCCTATCGCTCCGATCCGTCTTGCCGCTTCATGTTCAATGACTCCACGCTGAAGGCGTTGAGAAAATTGAAAAATGGTGAGGGCGAATATATCTGGCAGCCGGCCAACGTTACTACCGGCCAGCCTGACACCATTCTGAATATGCCGTACTCGGTCAACCAGGCAGTTGCTTCCATTGCAACCGGCGCCAAGACGATCGCATTCGGCGCGTTCAATCGCTACGTTGTCCGCAAGGTCAACGAATTCTCGATCAAGCGCCTCGTCGAGCGTTACGCCGACTTCGACCAGACCGGCTTCATCGGCTTCACCCGTTTTGACGGTGAACTTTTGGACCAGAACGCGGTTAAGGTTCTGTCCCATCCGTAAGTTGCATATAGGCGGGTAGCTGCCTATATGCCCATTGTTCGGCTAGGGTCTGCAGCCCGAAGAGCGTCTGTCCAGGCGCCTGCCGAACACCACAACTGGACGCAGGATTGGACACCTTGCATGCGTAATGTTGATAGCGGCCCGCCGGCTGCTGACAATGACAATGACTATTTACGTTTTTATGTTTACGCTTGGCTCTATCCAGATGGTAGGCCATTCTACGTTGGCAAAGGATGCGGAAGGCGCGATGTCTTTCCTAAGACCAACGTCATATTCAAGCGCATAGTCGCAAAAATACGCGAAGAAGGCAAAGAGCCGCGCATCGTGCGATGGCAAGAAGGCCTGCGCGAAAGTGACGCCTTTAGCCTAGAGATGGCATACATCAAGCTTTTTGGGCGGCGCGATAACGGCACTGGTGTGTTGGCAAACCTTACAGACGGCGGCGAAGGCATGAGCGGCCATTCTCCCAGTAAGGAAACCCGCAAAAAGATGGGCGCGTGGCAGATAGGCAAATCAGTCAGTGCCGTGTCGCGCGCTAAGATTAGCGCCGCCAACAGTGGGCGGAAACCAGGAGATGATACTCGCCTAAAAATGAGTTCTGCCAAATTAGGTAGGAAGCACAGCGTTGAATCTAGGGAAAAGATACGAGTCTCTCATCTAGGAAAGCGCTTTAGTGAAGATCACCGAGCCAATCTAAGCGAGGCCAAGAAAAATCCTAGCGCCGAAACGCGCGCAAAGATTGGCGCAGCCCACCGCGGCAAGAGTTTGAGCGCAGAGCACCTATCTGCGATTACGAACATGAAACTGATTGAGATGCCCAAGGGTGATTTCAAGGGCGTAAATCTTGACAAAGACCGCGGAAAATATCTTGCCAGGATAAAATTAGACGGAAAGCAAATAAACTTAGGTAGGTTCACCACCCCAGAGGCGGCCGCGCGCGTCTATGACAAAGCCGCTTTCGCGGCTTGGGGCGCCGAATGCTACCTCAACTTTCCCAATGAAATATCCACATAGGAGGCGCCTTTGCGTATTCGACTGCTTACGGCGCTTTCTGGCGTCATGAGGCATTACAAAGCCGGCAAGGTCGTGGAGTGGGATGATGCCGACGCATTGCGTTTGGTTGAGCGCGGCTTAGCCGTTGCCGAAGACGTGGCTGAAGAGACCGCTAAGCCAGCTCGGAGGGCTAAGAAATGACCGATTGGTCAAGGCTTACCCTTCTGGATGGTCCAGCAACCGCACCGATCGATCTAGATACAGCCAAGCGACATCTCCGGATCTACCACGACGACGAAGACGAGCACATTCAGCTATTGCTTGATGCAGTGACGGCCTTTGTAGAGGGTCCGAACGGTATTGGGTTGGCGTTGACGCCGCAGAAGTGGCGCCTATCGCTGGACAGCTTCTATTCGCGCAATCTGATCAACGGTTTCAGCCCCGCTTACGGCTACGGCGCCGCGTATCTCGACGTTGGCGCCATCTATAGTGCGATTTCGATTCCGCTTGGACCTACGACATCGGTTGAGCAAGTTTCGTACACCGACGACACTGGCGCCATGCATATCGTTCCGGCAGACCAATACGTCGTTGACATCGAATCGACGCCAGCAAGAATTTCGCCGCTCTATGGCGGCATGTGGCCGATAACGATCAACTATCTAGGCGCCGTGAAGGTCGACTTTACCGCCGGATTCGCATCCACGCCGGCCGATCTGAAGGCGGCGCTTCTGCTTCTTCTCGGCCATTGGTTTGAGAACCGCGAAAACGTTGTCGCTGGAGAGCGCGCCGTTGCTGTCGAGGTTCCGTTTACCGTGGAAACCATTCTCAACAAATATCGCGTCGGCAGGTTCGCGTGACGCAAGGAGGCAAGCATGCCCGTAGGTGATTATTCGGCCAATGTCCATTTCAACGGCCCTGACGAACTCGTAGTTGATGTCGGCGGCAAGCTGACGATCAAGGCCGGCTCGACCGTTACCGGTCTCGATGCCACGGCACAGAATGCAATCAAGATTAAGTCGCAGATTGCCGCTCTAAGTGCCGCCTCTACCGCGGCTGATATTGTCGCTGCTCTGAAGGCTTAATAGATGACGGATATTGTTGTAGTACCAGCAAACGTCGTAGCCGGCACCAACGCCACCCGCGACATCGGCACGGCAGGCGAAACCATAGTCGCAGGCAAGGCCATCTTCCTGAACGCGGCCACCAATCGGTGGATGCTCTCTGACAACAACGGCACTGGCACGCGTCAGGTCAACGGCATTGCCCTCAATGGCGCCAGCTTGAACCAGCCCGTTTCTATCCTGAAGTCTGGCGACATCACGATCGGCGGGACGCTCACCCCCGGCGCAGCTCTGTATTTGTCGGCAACGGCGGGCGGTATCTGCCCTGTTGCTGACCTTGCAACCGGCATGGACACAATCCTGATCGGTCTCGCCAAGAGCGCCACTGTGCTTGCCGTTGATATCCAAGATAGCGGTGTGACTCTCTAACATGTGGGCGCGCTTTACCGAGCGCTTCAACTGGCACGCAACACCAGCCGTCACTATCGTTTTTAAACCAGACGGCGGCCCGCTTAAAGATGGCCGCTATCTGGTTACGCATGAATGTGTGAGGGCGGCCGGCTCCGTTGCTGTGCTGTGTGAGCGGCCGGAAGGTTTGGGGAGGCTGAAATGGCGCCGATAAGACCAGGCATCCCAAGACTCCGCGAGAAGCTACACTTTCAAGTGCGCGCGCTCGTCGACGATGGATTCGGAAACGAAGTCTCTGGCGATTTCGCCACCCAATTCACAGCCGCAGCAGAGCTCATTCCGTTGACTGGATCCGAGCCCGCGATTGCGGCCCGCCTTACTGGCGTGCAGCCGTACATCATTCGCGTTCGCAGCCACGTCGCCGCAAGGGCGGTCGCCACGGCGTGGCGGGCAGTTGATGCGCGCAATGAGGCGCGGATCTTCAACATCACGTCAGCGGCCAACGTAGACGAAAAGAATGCGTACATCGATATGATGGCCACGCAGGGAGTGGCGACCTAATGGCGCTGAAGGCTACGGTTCTTGGGCGCGGCGCGCTTACTGCAAAACTTGATCAGTTGGCGCCAACGGCGACGAAATACGCCAACGCTGCAAAACTCGAGGTTGCCGAGGCCGCTGCTGAGAAAATGAGAGCCGCGGCGCCGCGCGGCGCGACCTTGGAATATGCAGAAAGCATTGACGGTGATTTGCTTAAAAATCATCCAAATGCAAAGCAGGTAGGCATTACGCAGACCAAAGACCCCGATGCCGCGGGCATATTCGCTGATTTTCTGTGGAACTGGCTCGAGTTCGGAGTCGCACCGCACAACACAGCAAAGGGCGGTGGTACTGCTCTAGGCCAAGCCACGCATGCGGCTGGCGGCGGGACGCAACACCCCGGCACGCAAGCGCAGCCGCACATTTTTCCTGTGTGGCGCTCCTACAAAAAGACCGCCAAGCAAAAGATTCAGGCAGCCATCCGCAAGGGCGTGCGCGAGGCCATGAATAAGACCGGAGCGTAAGCATGGCCAGTCCAGATCTAGAGCTCCAGGCCGCCATGGTCGCGCGCCTTAAGGCTGATGCCACGCTAACTACGCTAGTTCAGGGCCGCGTATATGACCAGCCACCCGATCCGGCGGCATTTCCATATGTTACACTCGGGGAAGCGCAGTTCATCCGCGACGATGCAACATGCATCTCGGCAGGCGCCGTTTATCTCACGCTCCACGCATGGTCGCGCGCAGTCGGATTTCCCGAAGCGAAGCGCGTGGCTGATGCTGTGGCGGAGTCGCTTCATCTAGCGCCACTAACCTTGGCGACCAACAGATTGATTTCCATAAATCACCGCCAGAACCGCGCCTTTCGCGATCCGGACGGACTCACATCGCACGTGGTCATCGAGTTGGTGGCATACGTCGAGAAGCCGACTGCTTAGCGCGGGCGGCAAGCCCCACCAAGGGCAAACAAGCGCAACCGCGCTAACCACCACCACACTATTGGAGACCTGATATGGCAGACGGCCAGCAACTCGGAAGACTATTGCTCATTAAATTGGGCGCGGGCGACGACCCGGAAACTTTTTCTAATTTGTGCGGACTGAAAACCCGCAGCTTCGATATGTCCACCAACGAGATCGACACGACTATCCCGTCGTGCACGAATCCCGGCGACGTAGTCCAGAAGACTAGCCGACCGGGCATTGCAAGCCGCACCTTTACGGGTTCTGGCGCGTTCGTGTCGAGCACAGCGATGGACGGCTTCATGACGCACGTCATCAACGCCACTGCCTTCAATGCGCAGGTTGTTGTACCCGGCCTCGGCACATTCTCTGGTCCATTCTTCGTTACGAGCTTTAACTTCTCGGGCGATGTCGAGCCGAACATGGATTTCAGCGCCACATTCACGGCCGCCGACGTCCTGACGTTCGTTGCTGAGGCGTAATCATGGCTAAAGAGGAGAAGAAAGTGGTCGCTTTCAAGCATACCGTCAACGAGGCGCGCGGCGAAGTGCGCCTCGTCATTGACGACGTAGAGCTCGTAATTGCGGCAACATTGGGCGGCCTGTCTGCTGTTTCCAGCCGCCTACAGTGCAAGTCGCTGAATGACCTGTTCACACGTCTTTCCGGCGTCGAAGTCTCCGCGACTGAGGCCGCCATAGCGCTGCTCACAGTCAAGGGCGACGCGATAGAGGCTTTGGCCAAGCTGAAGCTAAAACACTTCCTGGCGTGCGCCTCTGCGTTCACGGCGGCTCTTTCGCACCACTTCGACGGTGACGAGGGAAACGATCTGGCCGCTCCGGCGGCATAGAGCCTGAAGAAGCGTTCCCATGGCGTCAATGGATGAAAACAGGGATCGGCGGCTTAGGCTGGCGTCCCGTTGACTTTTGGGACGCCACGCTGACGGAATTCTTCATCGCAATCAAGGGCCATAACGAGGCGCAAGGCGGCGAGGAAGAGACGGCAGGCCCATCACAAGGCGAAATGGCCGCGATTATTGCGAAATATGGTTAGGCCGCCTACTGCGCGCAGTCCGACAAGTTCTGGTCCATCAGCAGATTATTGTACTCGGTGTTGAAGCCAAACGGCTTGAAACCAGTGTAGGCGCCGAACGAGTTTTTGAGGTTCACTTCGCCGCACACCAGTTCCGGTCGGCTTTTGGCGAACCTCAAATCAATAAATTGTGCTGAAAGCGGGTCTTTCGCTTCAGATGTCAGCGCCGAGAACATGGCCTTGGTCACCTTCTCGTCGATGGCCTTCCCAGACGCATCAACGATCTGTTGAGCGTGCGCGGTGCCGGCAATCAGCGCCGCAAACAAAATCATACCCGTTTTCATCAGACCCTCGGAGAGCCCGCCTAGCGCGGGCTTTTCTATTATAGGATGAGTTTATATGGCTGATCAAGACGACCTGATTATTTCGATCAGCACAGACTTAACGACCGTCAAGCGCGCCCTTACCAAGCTGGTCGGCGACGTCGGCACGGCGTCGGATCAAATATCGAAGAAATTCGATAGCGCCGGCAAGAACATGGATCGATCGATGACGACTGCGCTGCAGTCTCGCATCGACGCCATGGTCGGGATTGGCGCAAAGGCCACTAACGAATGGAACGGCGCGCTTGCCGATCAAGGCAAGCAGCTTGACGCGCTCCGCGCCAAGTACAATCCGCTGTTCTCGACTATCAATCAGTACAAATCGAACTTGGCAGACCTGAAGCGCGCTTACGCGATCGGCGCCATTAGTTCGGCAGAATTCACCGCGGCACAGTCGCGCGAACGGCAGGCAACCCTCGCAAGTATTGCCGCAATCAAGGGGCGCAATGCTGCCGTTGAGCAGGCGGGACGGCCTGGGCAAAATGAGCGGTCTGCCAGGCCGTGGCAAACGGCTAATATTACGGCGCAATTTCAGGATACATTTGTATCCGCATTGGGTGGCCAAAAACCATTAACGGTAGGCTTCCAGCAAGGTATGCAGCTTGCTGATTCACTGCAAACGTTCGGTGGCGGCAAGGATGCGATAAAGGGGATCGCCGCCGGGTTCGCCTCGCTGGTTAGCCCGGTTCAGTTAGTAACTGTCGGCTTGGTTGCCGGCGCCGCCGCGCTTATTCAATATTTCCAGTCGTCCACCAAAACGCTCAAGACGATGGACGACGCGCTAAAGGCGCACACTGACAGCGTTGATCTGCTGAAAGAAGCATATCACCAGCTCGGCGATGAAATTAAGGTTTCGCTGAGCCTTGGTGGCAATAGCGGCGTTGATGCGATTCTTCGTACCAACGAAGTCGTTATGCGCGCCGTTGCGCGCCAGCAGACTGATAAGTTTTCGTCTACGCTGACTGGCAACAACACTTGGGCGTCGACTCTTACCGGCAATACCGGCACGTCGATCAAGAGCCTGATGAAGTTGCCTGGCGATCAGGCGCAGTTCCAGCCTGCCGTTGATGCACTCTTGCAGAGCGCCCGCAATGGTGCGCCGGACCTCGACACGTTCAACAAGAGCGTCGACAAGACGCTGCAAATTCTATCTGGATCTTCGGACAACCCGCAAGCCCTTCAGGCAACCGCCGACGCTGTAAAGGCGCTTGGCGAAAATGCCCTAACCGTCAGCAGCACCATCAAGGTTCTTGGCGAGGACGGCAAGGAAACAAGCCAGTCTCTCGCGCCGTTCCAGGCTGCAATTGACCGGTTGAAAGTTGGCATCGCCGACGGCCACCCTGATCTATCTCAGTTCAATACTGACATCGAGCAGATTGGCAAAAGCAGCGGCCTTGGGAGAGTAGCAGACCAAGTTATTATCCTTGGCCGTGAACTGCTTAACCTGAATATTCAGTTGAAGGAACTGGACGCTCGCAAGGCGTTGTTGTTCAACAATGTTGGGCCAAACGGCCAACTGCTGTCGCAAGGCAAGACGAACACCGACGATATGGGCGACTATGCCGCGTTTCAGACGCAGCAGCGCATCGCCGCATCTAGGGCCAACCAAGCGCTCGCGGCGCAGCAAGCGGGCATCAACGCCCGATCGCCATTCGAGCGCGCCCAAGCGGCACGTCAGTCGGCTGCGGCGCAGTTTAACAATGACGAAACGCCGGACGCGCGAAAGCAGCGTATTCAGCAAGCCGGTATGCTTGTTGAAATCCAAATTCAGCATGACCTAACTGAGGCGCAGCGCGATCGAGCGGTAGCACTCAACAAGACGGTCGAAGACCAAAAGCTTGAAGTATCGCTCATCGGCAAGACGGCCGGCGAGACTGCGGCGCTTCGGAAAGAATACGAGCTCACAAGCCAGCTTCGGATTGATGCCGCGAAGAACGGTACGCAGGTCGACCAAAAAGAACTCGATCTGATCAAGCAGAAGTCGCAAGAGCTCGGCCAACTTACCGACGCCTATAACAAGGCGAACCTGAAAAAGGATCTGTCTTTCGAGAGAGATCAGCTATTTAGGACTCCGCAAGAGCAGCAAGTCGCGTCTCGCCTTCAGGGCGCGGGGCTGCCAGTTGATGCAAATTCGCCAGAAGCGAAGAGCATCAGGCAAAACCTGCAGATTGCAGAGATGCAGGATACGGTGAACGGCTTCTTCACGAGCATCCGCGATAACGTCGTCAGCAATGGCGGTAATATCGGTAAGGCGCTCGGCGACGCTATCAAGACTTCGCTGCTTAGCGCACTCACCAAGGCGAGTGATGCCGCTATCCAGCGGCTGACTAACTCGCTGGTGAACGCATTCCTGCCTAGCGGCAACGCTGCTGGCGGGGCTGGTGCGGGGATAGGCGTAGCTGGTGCCGCGGCTGCTGCTAAGGTGTTCAGCGGCTCGTCAGCAACGAGCAGCAACCCTATAGCTGCCGGCAATATGTCTGCCTACGCATCTGCGATCAAGTCGATCGAGAGCGGCGGGAACTATAGCGCACTTGGCCCGCTCATGAAGAGTGGCGACCGTGCTTATGGCGCCTATCAGGTGATGGGTTCAAACATTCCGTCGTGGACAAAAGCCGCGACCGGAACGGCGATGACGCCAAGCGCCTTCTTGTCGAATCCGAGCGCGCAGGATGCTGTCTTTAACAAGAACTTCGGTGCGTCCGTTTCCAAGTTCGGCAACCCGCAGGATGCGGCAAGCGTTTGGTTCTCCGGTCGACCGTTGGCCAAGGCTGGCCTTGCAAGCGATGGCTTCAACACCACGCCTCAGTACGTCACCAAGTTCAACAATGCCCTAGACGGCGCATCGAAGAATGTCGGCACGTTCGGCAATGGGTTGGGGACGCTTGGCCAACAGCTAGGCGCGGCCGGCGGCGCTTTCCCTGCCGCACCATCCGCCGGCATTGGCGGGCTGTTCTCGCGCCTCTTTGGTGGCGGCCTGACGAGCTACGGCTCTTCGGTCGCGGCGGCCTCACCGCAATTTGCGGGCGCATTGGCTTCTGGCGGCGTCGGCCTCTTCGCAGACGGCGGCCACGTCTCTGGCCCCGGTTCAGGCACAAGCGATAGCGTTCCTGCATGGCTTTCCAACGGCGAGTTTGTCGTCAACGCTTCGGCTACGAAAAAGAACAAGAAGCTGCTCGAGGCCATCAATGGCGGCAAGGGCGCTCACTTTGCCTCGGGCGGCCTAGTAACGCCTGCATTGGTTTCCGCTCCGCGTGCGCCATCGTTGACGCCACGGATGGCAACGACTGGCTCTGGCGGTGGCGAACCGGGAGTCCTGAACGTGCACATCAATGGCGCGAACGGCGATGACCATGTTCGTAGCCTGGTGAAGCAAGGCGTGTCTGAGGGCCTTGGCCAGTACAACGATTCGCAAGTCCGCGGCGGGTTTGGGTCAAACCAGAACAAGTGGAATGCGAGGAAGAGTTGAGGGGTGCAGCGAAACCAAAAAGGTTTACGGCTGCCGAATGGCCGCACCGCTCATCTTCTATCTAGCGTTTCCGCCGACGAAATACAACCGCCCGGAGCATTATTTTGGCCAATTATACAAGCCTACCGACGCTGGCCGCAAACTTTCTTGGGCCGGCGAAGACCACGTTTGACGTCGCCGGCTCAAGTATAGACGGCGGGCGCAACGGCACGGGTGAAAGTCAGACAATCGAAATGAGTGGCGGCGGCCTTGTCACCGCCACTTACGAAGACTGCAAAATTGTCCAGCCGGAACAATACGAATACGTCAATTGGCTCGGTGCCCGCTTTAACGGCGGTTTCCGCTTTCTGAATGTCCCGATCATCACCGATTGGTTTGGGCCGTTCCCCAAGGTTGCCAACATACCGACGCCAATCATGCGGCCAATTCCGCACTCGGACGGATCGTTGTTTTCGGATGGCACAGGATACAGCCAGGCAACCGTCTGGGGCGAGATCACCGAAGCGGCTAGCCTGAATGCCGGCATCGTCTCGATGCGCGTCTACGGGCTTGCTAGGCCGCTGCGCTGGTCTGATTGGTTTTCGATTTACCACCCGACGAAGGGCTGGCGAGCCTACCGCTATTGGGACGTTCTCGGCGTCACCGACGAAGAGAACCCAGTCTATACACTCGCACTCGCGCCGCCCCTTCGTGAGGCGGTGACCGTCGGTACGCGCGTCGAGTTCGCTCGCCCTCGCTTCGTCGCCAAGTTCCGCGGCGATTTCACCCTTCCGTCTGTCGTCGAGGCGTTCTTCGTGACGCAGCAGACCATTCAGTTTTCGGAGGCGTTCTAGCCCCGGCGGAGAGCGCATGGACTGGATTCCACCCAACATTATCGAGGCGATGCGCGGTAGCCATCAACTCGGCATCTTCCTGCGCGTAGATACAGATCCGGTGTTGCGTGTGTGGTTTGGCGTCAACGATATCCCCGCCGGCTTCGACAGCATCGATCCTGACGGAACCGTCTATGTGGGCGGCGGCAAGCTTATTGGCGTGCCGACGCTCGAGGTTCTAGTAAACGGGACGGCGGATAGCGTTGATTTCACGGTTTCGGGCGTTGACCCGCAAACCGGCGCCAAGATGCTCGACAGCATTCCGGATATTCGCGGCGCCGCCGTTCAAATGGGCCTGACGACGCTTGACGACTATTTCCAACCAATGGGCGCAGTCGTGCCGATTTGGGCGGGCACAGCTTCACACGTGAACGAGGCCAGCGAGGCGGCGCAGGGCGAAAGTTCGCCAACTCTCACGCTCGCCTTGTCCGTCGTAACCGGCGAGTCAACGCGCTCACGACCCGCCCGCGTGCTGTGGTCTGACGCCATGCAGAAGTCTTTGTCACCGACTGATGACTTTTGCAAGCAAGTCCAACGCTTGGCGCGCGGCGTGCAGCCGGTTTGGCCGAATTACTGACGCCATCGGCGGAGAAATCATGACCCTACACGAATTTTTGGCGCTCCCGCACCGTTTTCGGTGGGGCGGGGTAGGCGGTGACGACTGCACGACATTTTGCGCCACGTGGATTTCCGAACAGATTGGCATCGACCCTGCCGCCCACTTGCGTGGAACATACCGCACAGAAGAGGGCGCGCACGCACTGCTGGACGCGGCGGGCGGCCTCGTTCCGTTCATGGCGTCGCATCTGGAGCCGATAGGCTTCATTCGCACTGACGCGCCTGCGGACGGCGACGTTGGCGTCATTGACGCTCCCGTTGGCCTCAGTGGCGAAACCAAAGAGATCGGCGCCATTCGCTTTGGGCCGCTTTGGTTGGCGCTTGGGCCGGATGGGGCCAAGGGCAAGAAATTAGATTTCGTCGCTGCGTGGAGGTTCGCTGGATGAGTATGCACCACCAGCGCATGCTGCAGCGCTATAACCTGTCCTGCACCACATCGCTTTATAGCCAAGTCGTATTCGCCCCGCTCCTAACCCTGCCGCTTACGTCGTTTTTCACATCAATCGGTCTAACCGGTACGATTTTCGGCGTATCAACCGCAGGCATAGCCAGCAGCTTGACGACCGCGATTGTCACCACGGCAATTTCTATCGGCATTCAAATGGCGCTCGCGCCAAAGCCGCCGAAGCCAGAAGACGGCAAGGCGCCAAAGTCGCAAGGCGTGCCGTATCGCATTTGGACGGTCGGGCGCATGCGGCTTGCCGGTTCCTACATGCTCTGGGAGGCAAGCGGCAAGAATCTTTTTGCCGTACAAGCAATCGCAGGCCACCGCATCAAATCGGTCAACCGTTATTGGCTTCACGATGATGAAGTCGAGATCGACGCCAACGGCTTCACGACCAACGACGATGGCGGCCGATACGGCAACAACGTCAGAATTCAGTCGCGCATCGGCGCACCTACCGAGACGGCTTACGCGCCGCTCGTAGCTGAACTAGGCGCATCCGGCATCTGGACCAATAATCACCGCGGCGACGGACAGGCGTCCGTCATGATGATTGCGGAGTCGACAGAAGCCAAGAACCAGCAGAAGCGCTTCCCATTCGGGCCGCCGTCTCTGTCGGTTGAGGTTGATGGCGCTCTTTGCTGGGATTATCGCGACCCGGCACAAGACCCTAACAATCCCGCGACGTGGGGCTGGACGCGCAACAGCGCGCTCATTCTTGCTTGGCACGAGTGCTTCAACGAATTCGGATCCAGACGCGACTATCGCAAGGCCATCCTTCCCGTTCTCGATATGTGGATCGAGGAAGCGGACATCTGCGACGAAGACGTGCCGTTGGCCGGCGGCGGCACAGAAAAGCGCTACCAGTGCAACGGCTGGGACACGACCGAAAATAGCCCCAAGGTTGGCACCAACGCAATCCTGGCTACCTGCGACGGGTGGATGGCGGAACGTGGCGACGGGGCGTTATTGCTCACGGTCGGAAAGTTTCGCGAGACGCGAGTCGGCACGCTTACCGACGCCGACATCATCGGCCACCAGATCCAATACGATGTGCTTTTCGAGGATGAGTGCAACCGCCTCATTCCGAAATTCACCTATCCGGCGACGGACTACTCGACGTGCGATACCGACTTTTTCGAAGACACGGCGGCGCAACTTTCGGCCGGTCGCGTCCTCGCGCAAGAGGGGGATTACGGCTGGTGCCATCAGTGGCGGCAGGCTCGCCGTCTTGGCAAGCGCGACTGGCTGCGTATTCAGCAGAAAGTCAAAGGCTCGATTGACGTTCGGCTGTCCGGCATCAATGCCATTTACAGCCGATGGATACGCCTAGACACGCCTATTCGACTGCCGCGACTCAACGGCAAGCTCATCGAAAACCGTCGCGCGCTGCTCTCCCTGATGAAGGGCGGCTTTTCGATGGAAATCAACCAGCATCCCGAAAATATCGAAGACTGGAATCCATCCGTCGACGAAGGGATGCAGCCACCAGTTCCGGCCTCGCCAGATCCCGACGCCATACCAACGCCAGTAATAAATCTGATTCAGGCGCTGACCAGCAATGGTTCGGTTTATCTGCGCGTGGTTGTTATCGACCCGGCAGATGACAGCCTGACGCCAGTTGTGCGCTATCGCGTGCAGGACATTGGTTCAGGCGTTGCTGGTGCGTGGGTAGAGCAGCAGTTTCCTGATGCGCCGCCGTCTGGCGGCTATATCAACATGAACACGAGTTCGGTTCCGGCTGACACCACACTTGACGTCGAGGCTGCTTTTATAGGGTCAAATGATTCCTATGGCGAATGGTCGCCGATCGAAAGCATTGTTTCTACATCTGATCCTACGCCCCCTGGCGTGGTGACCGGGGCAAGCGCAACTGGCGGCTCTGGGCAGGCAACGTACAATTGGACTGCTCCTAATAGCTCAAACTATGCCGCGTCTCGCCTGTATTGGAACACGGTCAACAACTTCGCGACGGCTACTGCAGTAAGCCCGACTGAGCAGGGCGCTCCGGGCTTGCCGGATAGCCATGTCGTTACCGGCCTTAGCGCTGGAGTTAAGTACGGCTGGATCGTCGCGCTGAACCGCTCCGGTATTGGCGGCACGGAAGTAGCGACAGGCGCATTCACGGTTAGCTGACGACGCCACGCAACGACGCACCGCCCACCCCCATAAAAACCACGGCCCGCCTTGTGCTGGCCTCTTCATTTCAAAGAGGAGCCGCATGGTTCAGCTTGCAGCAAATATTTGGGCCGACGGTCCAGCGCTTGACCCCTACGAGCCACCCAAGTCCGACATTCGTGATTGGGGCACATGGCTGGAAGGAATCGTAAACGCGTTCACATCAAATGGCGGTCTAGTTTACGCATCAAGAGCGCTCCTTTATGCGGACCTCGCCCATGTCGCCAACACGTCCGCGTGGGTGATTGGCGACTCGACAGTCGCCTACAACGGCGTTTATACAAAGGTTGGCGCATCCGGTTCTGGGTCTTGGTTGCGGATCTCCGACCTTCCGTATAGCTTTATAGTCGCAAGCAATTCTGGCGCAGGAACGGGCAATGCGATTATTGCCACGACCAGTATACCGGTTAGCGCTTCTGCCCTGGTTGTGCTGAACATCACTGCCACGAATGCATCGAGCCCGGTTACTGTTGCATTCAACGGAGGAGTGGCGCTCACGCTGAAGACGAACTCCGGCAATGATATTTCAGTCGGCGGTCTTGTCTCGGGTCTTATCCTGTTCGGGTTTATTCAGGGTTCGAATTTTCGCTGCATTAACGATCAGGTTGCGTCTGCCGTTCAGGCTGCCGCAGAGGCGGCTGCTGCCGCCGCCGAAGCCGCACGCGACGCTGCGCTTGGCGCCGTACCTAATTCATTCCCGCCGACACGAACCGCAATGGCGGCGCAGCCGTCCACTGTGACGTATTCGTACCTCACAGAGGCAGGGCGTGAGGGGCTTTTTAAGCTGACTACGGGTGATTTTTCTACTGCCGGCACAGACGACCCGACGCAGGGTATCATCGTTCCCCTTGTTTCCGACCCCACGACGAAAGCCTATGTCCGCGTCTCCCCCCCATACTTGACTCCGGGAATGTTCGGTATCCCTGCCGGCAATACGACGGTTGACTACAGCGTTGCATGGCAAGGCATGATCAACATGCTCATTGCCGGTTACGGTAACAAGCATATTGTGGTTGACCGAGACATCGTTATCAGTGGCGGGCACTTCATAGGAACGTGGCCTGATAATGTGCTGATTGAAGGTAAGAATGGTTGCGGCTTTGTCGAGATATCTACGGCACCGACTGCATGGCTTCTGCACTTCAATCCAGCCATAACCGGGCTCACGATCCGTAATATCAATTTTAGGAACCTTAACGCTACCAGCCGACTGACTGCTAACCAAGCGATTGGTTTCGCCACGAGTGGTACAAAGTGTCTGATTGAAAATTGCACGTTTTCAGGCTTCGCAGAGACAATCTGGCTGAACAACGCCAAGTACACGAATATTCGCAAGAACTATATTAAGCAAGCATGGGGTGATGGTATCCACCTTGCGGGCGGTTCAGTATTCTGCGAGGTAACGGATAATACAGTGCAGTCGACTGGTGATGATATGATCGCCTGTACAACAGATGCTACGGGAGGTAACACTACTGTACGTACGAATAATATCATCATAACAGGCAACCTGCTAGATAATGGTGCTGGTACGTGCGGCAATGGGGTAGCCTTGTATAACTCCGATGATGTGCTTGTGGCTGACAATATCATGACCAACATCAAAGGTAATGGTGTTTCAATCCATACGTATTCAGCAGGTTGGGGTTCGCGTCCAGCAATATTGCAGCAGTATTGTCAGCGTCTCAAGGTTACGGGCAACTACATTTCAAATGTTGGCCTAGCATTGGTCGATCCTGATGGTGTCAGCTATGCTACGAACAAAGGCCATGGGCATGGGGTTTATCTCGACGGCGGTTCAAACATCGACGTGTCAGATAATACTATCATGGTCAGCAACGTAAGTCCAAACCCGTATCGTTCAGGTCTATTTATGACCTCTGACACCGCGGGTTATGGTCTGTCGAATATCCGCATCAGAAATAACTCGATCCAAGACATCGGCGGTGCCGGCATACAAGGGTTCAGTACCGGCTCAGGTAATGGCTGCGCTAATATTTTAGTGTCCGGCAACTATATATTCAATACGACGTCGTGGGCAATCGATTGGTCTGAATTGTATTTCACCGGTAAGTTGACAGTGCGTGATAATACTGCGGTGTTGGTGGATACGGACACCAGTTCCAAGGGCATGGCGTTTGCAGCAGGTACTACGAGCATGATCTTCGATACCTCTGGCAACTTCATCCCGTCCGGCTACAGTCTATCACTCACAGGTAGCGCTGCGTCGTGGACGAGACGCAACACAACCAATACGTTCTAGCGAGCAACAGTCAGCAACGCGGTGGCGGGTGAATTTGACCGCCACCGCATGTTCAAGTGTGACGCCGCAACCTTTTGTCAGTTATTTGTTATATGCCATCCCCACCCACAAAGGCTCGCCTCTAATGAACGAAACCAATTCGTCGTCGGATCCTATTTTTATGACGTTCGTCAGGCTGGTAAAGTTGCCTGGGGTCGCAACCTTCACCCATTTATAGCCTGCCTTCTCACAGACATATAAATACAAGCGCTCGATCGCATGAGCTAAGGTTCCATCTACTTGCCCACTTTCGGCAGGGAAGTCATCAAACGAAAGGTCCAGGTCAAGAATTGGCTTCAGTGCTTTTGGCCTAGCCCAGAACATTGACCCTGTAATAAAGTCAATGGCGTCGGATTCCAAAAGCTTAAGTCCCATTGACCTGATTAAAGGGCGAGCCGCAGGGTAGTTCGGCCCCCAATGCACCCAATTGCGAATAAACTCGATGTGTTGAGGACCAGCAATTCCCAATTCTGGATTGGCTCGGAAGCACTCGATATAGCCGTCGATGATTTCTTTCGAGCCCATCAAGTTGTCATGAAGAAATGTTCCCCAATTCTTTAAGTTCCCCTCATGCGGCGATTTTTTCGTGTGTACATGAACGACCAAGTCATATTTTGAATATACATCGCGGAAAGCTATCAGTTTAGGCGCTATGTCTCTGCCCTTGTTTGGGGTTATTACGACGTAGACGTTGCCTCTTCTCCACGAGGAAAAGGCCCTGCCGATCTCGTCTCTTTTGGCTTCAGTGTCTGTTGATATGTATATGTCCGTGCCTTCTGGGAAATCGGCGAAGCGCGACAAAAGATGGTCGATAAAGTTGCAATAGAAGAGGTGGCAAATTATTGCGATCTTCATCCGGTGTGGATGTGGGGTGTATCCAAGGGGCAATTCAATGGCGATTTGTTTAGCCAAAAGTTGATTGCCTCTGTATGGCCTGCCCTCTGCTTTGCCGTGTGTAAGGTAGTGCCATTTCGGGTCGATGCCAGCATCGGCAACATCCTTGTTGTGAAGTAGGTAGAGGGCTGGATCAAAATCTTCTGGCAATTCCTCGGTCATTTGTATCCCCAACGGTTGTAAAAACCATATAGGTCCATAGCCAGGCAATTTTCAATGCGGAATTTCTTGGCCGCGTCCCCCTGTGGGTGGCGATACGTCACCCACGCCGCATTAATCGACCATATTCTCAGGATCGATGGCCGTGCATATTGTTGACGGCGCTTCAGCGCGCCATCCATAAGGACACCCAAACTCATGAAACTCGTACCGCACTGGCGGCGCGTTCTCGCGCGCTCGCATGCAATGCGGCTCGTCTATCTCGCGGGCGCGCTCGAAATCATTCCGTATATCGTCCCGTACCTAGACGGCTATTTGCCGCGTTGGCTTTCGATTGCGGTTCTCCTGCTTTCGCCGCTGGGACGTATCATCGATCAAGGAGGCATTGATGCCGATAAATAAGATTGTCGCCACCAAGCGCGGCAAGGCTGCAATTGTGGCTGCAATTATCGCGGCTGCTGCTGGTGGTTGGCATGCGGTAGGCGATACGTCTCCGACGGTTCACCCGCCTGCAGTAGTGCTGGCAACCGACAGCCTGATAAAGCCGTGGGAAGGGCTTGCTCTCAAATCGCATTGGGATCCTTACGCCAAGATTTACGACATCTGCTACGGCGAAACTGAAATCAATGGCAAGCCGGTGGCGGCTGGCATGAGCTTCACTAAGGAGCAATGCGAGGCGATCCTAGAGGCGCGCGTCTACAAGGATTATTACCTGCCTTTGGTGAAGCAGATTCCGGGCTTCACGTCGTTCCCTGTTGGCGTGCAGGCTTCAGAACTTTCGGGCGCGTATAATTTCGGCGTTGGCGCGCTTGTTCGCTCTAGCGCCGTGCGCGAGGCTGGAAAGGGCAACTATCGCCTAGCCTGCGAAATGCAGACGCGCTTTAATCGGGCAGGCGGGCAGGTTGTGTCTGGGTTGGTGAAGCGCCGCGAGATGGGCGATGCGCAGCGCATTGGCGAGGCTGAGCTCTGCATTTCGGGGCTGCCGTCATGATGGCGTTTCTAGCAACTCCTGTTGGCAGGTGGCTGGCTGGCGCGCTGGCTGTCGTATTGCTGGCGGTAGGCGTCTATGTCTACGCGCACCACTCAGGATATGCACAGGCAGAGCTGCACTACACGGCGCAGATTGCACAGCTAAAAGCTGACGCAGCTACAGCCCGCGCCAATGAGATCGAGCGCCAGGACGCGGCCAACAACGCCGCAAAGCAGGCAGAGGCCGCACGCATAGCACAGATGCAGGCTGACGCCACCACACTTCAAAACCAGATAGAGGAGCTCCAGCGTGAAGCTCATCAAGACCCTGACGCTGGCAAGCCTGCTCTTGGCGCTTCCAGCGTGCAGCGCATCAACAAGATACGTTAGTCCGCCTCCGGCGCCGCAGTTGGCGCAGCCAGACTCAGCTTTGACGAAGGATTGCGATGCGCCGGTAAACATCGGCGACAAGCAGCTTACGCAGGAGCAGACCGAAAACTTCTGGATACCCGATCGTAAGGCGCTGATCGAGTGCCGCCGGCGTCATGCTGCGCTGCGCGACTTCTACGCGGATCGCGACAAGAGACTGGCTGGTGGTAAATGAGTGGTGCTGATTTGATCGCGGCCGTCGGGCCGATGGTTCCCGTAATCGGCCTAATTCTCACCATTTGGTGGCGTGTTGAGGGCAAGATTGATGCAGCTCGAGATAAAGCTGAAAAAGCGGAAGCAGACCTTGCCGCCCACAAACTCCACGCCGCGGAAACATTCGCCACCAAAGCCGGCATGCAGGAACAGACCGCGCAGCTTCTGCGCGCCATCGAAGGTGTAGGCAACCGAATTGACGGTCTGCACGAGCGCCTTGATCGCGCCTTTGAGCGTACGCGCACCACCAGAGCAGGATAAGATATGCCGACACGGCCTCGATATGACACCTATCTCATCAAGGGCGACTGCTTCGATTTCTCGCTAACCTATAAGGCGGCCGGTGTGGTCGTCGACCTTACCGGCTACACGGCAGAAATGGCCATTCAGTACACCTACGAACGCGGTCTTGGCCGCGTGAAGGTGACGGACGTCCTCGTGCTCGCCGGCACGATTGTAGGCGCAGATGGCACTATTTCCTTTCACGCGACCGCAACACAAACCGACGAGTTGCCGAAGGTTTCGACCGCTGACTACCAGATCCGCATCACCGACTTGGACGGATGCGTCACCACAATTCTTAGCGGCACCATGACGATTTATAAAAATCAATTTGAGGCGGCGTAATGGATCAGGTTACAGTTCTGGAAGTGTCCACGAACGTCGTGGAGGTGGCTGTCATTGGCCCGCAGGGTCCAACTGGTCCGCAGGGAATTCAGGGACCGCCCGGCAGTAATGCATGGGCTGACATAACCGGTAAGCCAACAACGCTGACCGGGTATGGCATTACCGACGCCGAACATTCGGCGAATAAGGGCATGGCGAACGGCTATGCCGGCCTTGATAGCGGCGGCAAGGTTCCGGCCGCTCAACTGCCATCATACGTGGATGACGTGCTGGAATACGCCAATCTTGCGGCGTTCCCTGGCACAGGCAGCACAGGCATAATCTACGTCGCCGACGATACGGGAAAAATCTATCGTTGGTCCGGTAGCTCGTACGTAGAAATTTCGCCGTCTCCAAGCTCGACGGATTCGGTAACGGAAGGCTCAACGAACCTATATTTCACAGCGGCGCGCGTCCTCGCCACCGTGTTGACAGGGCTTAGTACGGCGACGAATGCGGTTATAAGCACGACTGATAATATATTGTCTGCGCTCGGTAAACTGCAAAAGCAGATCACCGATTTAACCACCACGGTTGCCGGAAAGTTGGACAAGGCCGGCGGGACGATGACCGGCCCGCTAAACATGGGAAGCCAAGCTATTTCGGCGCTGGCGAGCCTTAATGGCGGCCCGCTCGGCGGCATGCGCGATGTGCTCATTAATGGTGATGGTGCGATCAACACGCGGATCAACGCCGTCGCGTACGGCGGGGACGACGTTTACTGGTGCGACCGGCACTATGCGCTGGTGCAAACGGCATCCATCACGCCGACAGTCATCACGGACGTAGCCGATGGGCTGCCATACATGATGCGGTTGACGCAGTCACAGGCCAGCGCGCAGCGCATGGGCAATGCACAGATCGTAGAAGCATACGCCGCCAAACGTGTCCGCGGCAAGCCGGTGACGCTAGGCGGGTTTGTGCGTTGCTCAGCAAGCCAGACCATTCGCTACGCTATCCTTGAGTGGACCGGAACCGCAGATACCGTCACATCGGATGTGGTAAACAACTGGGCGAGCGGCACGTTCACTGCAGGCAACTTCTTCCTTGCGTCCGGCCTAACGGTGGCCGCAGTTGGCTCCATCACCCCGACAGCGAATACCATAACGCCGTGGTCGCTTCAGGCGACGATCAGCTCTTCATGCAACAACCTCATCGTCTTCATGTGGACGGATCAGACGGCGGCTCAGAACGTCATGCTCGATATGGTGTGGGGGTTGGTGCGCGGTGATGCATCGAGTGAGACATGGCCGTACGCGCCGCGGCATATCGAGCAGGACCTGGCGCTGTGTGAACGGTATTGCCGAAAAGCCGGTGCGGGCGCTGTCGGCCAAGCCTTCAGTACTACGCAGATCACCTTGGCGTATTACACTGGAACGATGCGTGGCACGCCGAATCCAAGTGTGATTCCCTCCTCTGGCAGTAGCGGCATGATCAGGATTGGCGGCGGGTCTGAAACCGCAGCCACGATCACTCCCACATCAGTCACACCCAATGCAGGCTATATTAATATGGGCGGGACAGGTTTTACTTCAGGATCCATCTACTTCGGCGTGAAAGACTTCCTCATCCTAGATGTGGAGCTTTAACGTGACATTCTCAGCAAAATTCACCCAGCCGCCTCTCCTTAACCGGGGAGGCGGCATTTTTTGTTTCTACTCTTGCCATCCTTGACAAATTTGTAAGTTTACAGCAATGTAATAAAACTGGCAACCAACCAGCCTCGACCACCCACCACACCACGAGAGGAGACAGCCATGAGATACTACAGATATGCCGCAGTCTTTGTTCTAGCGCTTACCGCACTTCTATTCAGCGGCATCACCTATGCCACCGCCCCGGCGCAGACGTCAGCGCCGCGCACGATTTCCGAAGCATCCGTCGTCAAGGTCACCGAGAAAGACGGCCACGGTTCCGGCGTCAACATCGGCAATGGCTACGTCATCACGGCCGGCCACGTTGCTGATGGCAACGCAAAGGTGAAGCTCAAGACGAACGACGGTCGCGAGATGGATGCCGACGTACTCTGGGTAAACAAAGAATACGATATCGCGTTGTTGCGCGCCGTCGGTCTGCCCGCCGTCGGAAGCGCGCTTGATTGCCGAACCGCGAAGGCTGGCGAAGAAATTCAGGCCGCAGGCAATCCTATGGACCTTGAATTCGTTTCTTCCTTCGGTCGCATCGCTGGCGACGTTCGCGCGCTCGGACCGTGGCGTCAGGTGTTGATTACCGACATTACGATCGTCATGGGCGCCAGTGGCGGGCCGGTATTCGAGCCTGATGGGCGCGTGGTTGGTATCACGGTAGGCGTTGCGTCTGCCAGCCTCCCCGGCGGCATTATTGGCGCTACGCCGTCGCTTGCCGGCTTTGGTATGGTCGTGCCGTCTTCGACTGTTTGTATGCTGATGGGGCGGGCGTGATGGTGAAGATTGATGACGGCGGGGCTGCGTTTCCGCGTGCGCACGAAACTAAAGATTTCTACGGCAGAACAACAGTTCACCTGAATAGCGGCATGTCGCTGCGCGATTACGCGGCAATAAAGGCAATGGCCGGCGCTCTTGCTGGCGAGCCAGGATCACATCTCGAGCCAGCGCGATTGGCACATGATTCTTACGCCTATGCCGACGCCATGCTCGCCGCAAGAAAGAAGGAATCCTAATCTTGCCCACTCGCCCATTATCAGACGAACTAGCCAAGGAAGCCGCCGACGCGTTCATCGCGCTTGGCTCGCAGCAAGCGGCGGCCGATTTTCTGCATCTGTCCCGCACTACTTTTCAGTCGCGCTTGAAGATTGCATCGGAGCGGGGGATGTTGGGAACGAAGCCAGTGCTGCCGGGTTTTCGTATTGCGCAGGTCAGCAACACGCCGAACGGCGACTATATCAAACAGCGACGCGAGCATGGCGCCGAATTTGAAGTACCGGCTGGCCATACGATAAAAGGCGTCTCGGCCCTCGTCGACGAAGAGGGGCGGGAAGTCCTTAAGTGGGTGAAGACGAGGGAAGAGCCGTCGGCGATCGACATCGCCGAAACGTTGAAGGCGGCATTCTCCAACTATGAGCCGGCAGCCATCCCGACGCCCGCGCCGGAACACGTCCAAGAAGAGCTCGTTACGCTCATTCCATGCAATGACTGGCACGTCGGAATGTTCGCGTGGAGCCAGGAGACAGACGAAAACTGGGATCTGAAAATAGCGGAACGCGTCATTGGTCGCGGTATTGAGGAGGCTGTCGCCAGATCACCGGCAAGCGGGGTGGCAATCGTTCTTGGTGGAGGCGACCTAACACACGCAGACAACAACGAGAACAGGACATCGAGATCCAAGAACGTCCTCGATGTCGACGGCAGGCACACCAAGGTCACGGAGACTGCGGGCAGGCTTCTAGTCCGCACCATTGACGCTGCGCTAAGACGCAATGCTGTCGTTGAGGTTCGCAATCTCAAGGGCAACCACGACGAGGAGACGGCGCCGGCAATCGCGTGGTTCCTGCACGCTTGGTATCGCAACGAGCCTCGTGTCATCGTAGATCTCGACAAATCGCTCTTCTTCCATCGTCGCTATGACAAGGTGATGATTTCTGCGACACACGGCCACGAGGCCAAGCTGCAGGACATGCCGGGAATAATGGCGCACCGCAGAGCCGAGGACTGGGGAGCGTCAAAGTTCAGGTACGCCCACGGATTCCACGTCCACCACAAGTCTAAGCTTGCGACGGAGGGTGGTGGCGTGATTATGGAATCACACCAAGCACCGATACCGCAGGATGCTTGGCATTTCGGCTCCGGCTTCCTGTCTGGCCGTTCGCTGCAGACGATCACCTACCACAGGGAGTACGGCGAGATTTCGCGTGTTCGTGTCGCGATGCTTGATGCAGCAAACGACAACGCTCCATTGAGGGCTGCGGCGTGACCGGCAACGAAATAGTTGAACTGGCCATTGTTGAATTTGATGCGTGGGTGGCGGCGCAGTCTGATGAGGTTCAGGAGTTGGATGTTATCCGTCAGGCGGAGCTTTACGCAAATGCAAACGACAACGTGCCGGCAGAGCAGAGGAGGGTGGCGTGAGTACGATGCGTGACATCCCCATCAGCACGGCGGAAATGATCGCCAAGAACTATGGTTACGACCAAGTCGTCATCTACGCTCGCCGATGCCATGACTCCCCCGAGCCGCACGGCGAGCACATGACTACCTACGGACGGACGCAAGAGCATTGTGGTGTCGCTGCGCGCATAGGTGACACCCTCAAGAAGTTCATGGGATGGAGCGTCTGATGCGGTGCGGCTACTGCGGCAAAGACGGGCACCCTTACACATGCTGCCCGTCTAACGGCACGGCAAGCAATCTGCGCTGCACGTATTGCGGCGGGCGCGATCACAATTATGAGGCGTGCACCCGGCATTGGGGAGGCGGGAAGATGCCCGGTGCAATCCGTCTGAAATAACCACCACCCGCCGACCACCAATCGGCAATCACACCACAGAAGAGGAGACTTCATGACCACCACCATTTACGACCCGCCAGGCGGCTGGCGTCACGGCTTCCCGCGCGTCTATAACCCCCATCCAGGCGAAACCCTTGAAGACACGCTAGTGCGCGATGGCTACCCCGAAAAGGAGGCCGGCATCGGCGCCAAGTATTGCCGTTTTTGGGAAGAGAAGGAGGCCGCACAATGACCCTATTCGGCGGAAGAATCCCCAACGAGGACGGCGATGGTTATAATGTTTCGCCACAACCTTATAACGAACTGCTTATGATCCCCGGCTACGGCGCGCAACCCGTGCCGCCCGAGAAGTATGTGGCGGCGAATGACGCCTTTACTGGCGCTAAGCGGTACGGCGAAACGGGCGGCCTAGTCGTTGACGAATCCGGCGCGTCGGCTGGATTTGCGGTTGGTGGGTATATTGGGCTCGCTCGTCGTGAAGGCGACTTCATGCAGACTTACCGCGGCGGCAAATATTGGCCTTGCGATCCGCGCGCCGAAGAAGTCTTCATCGAAGACATCGCCCACAGCCTGTCCCTGCAATGCCGCTACGCCGGCCACGCCATTTCCTTTTACAGCGTAGCCGAGCACAGCGTTCATATCGCCCGCTGGCTGCAACGTAAGTACGGCCCGGCCATGGCGCTGCATGGCTTGCTGCACGACGCCACAGAAGCGTACGTCGTAGACGTGCCGCGCCCGCTCAAGCCGTTCCTAGCGAACTACAAGGATATCGAAAGCCGCAACTGGCTGGCGATAGCCGCGCGGTTCGGACTGGCGCGCGAATTGCCTGCCGAAGTCCACGAAGCAGACAACCGCATCATTGGCGACGAGCTCGTCAACATGGCGCCGATGGCTTGGCATGCGCGGTATAACGAGCTGTTGGGCGTGCGGATAGGTTGCTGGTCGCCGGCTGCGGCTGAGACGGAGTTTTTGATTACGTTTGAGGCGTTGACGAATAGGAGGGTGGCGGCTTGAGCGAGATGATTGAGAAGGTAGCGCGGGCGATATGCCTTGCCGAACTGCCGACCGACAGCAAATGGGAATTGTGCGTACCTGCCGCCCGCGCCGCAATCGAGGCGATGCGTGATCTACCTGCTGGTCATCCAATCCTGAACGCAGGCGCCACGACCACGGAACTTTGGCGTCGCGCCATCGACGCCGCACTCAAGGAGGGAAAATGAGCGACCTACGCACAGCAATACAGATGGCGGCGGAATTGCACCATGGACAAGTCGACAAAAGCGGCCAGCCGTACATCCTCCACCCACTTCGCGTCATGCTTTCGCTGAGTGGCGAAGTGGATCAAATAGTCGGCGTTCTCCATGATGTCGTTGAGGACTGCGAATGTGATCTTACGGATCTGGCTATGGCTGGCTTCGCTCCTGAAGTCACATATGCGGTGGGCGCACTAACGCGGCGCAAGCACGAGCCGTACGAGGCGTTCATCGAACGCGCAAAGGCCAACCCGATCTCGCGGCGAGTCAAGATCGCCGACATCAAAGACAACCTTCGCCCTGGCGCTGCGCACCTTCGCGAGAAGTACGAGCGAGCATTGGCAGAATTGGAGGAGACCGTATGAACAACCCGCTATTCAACCTCGACGGCGACCTCATCGCCGCACCTTCGCGTAGCGCCAATGACAATAACGTCCCTTCCGAATTGCGCGCGCTTGGCGCGGCAATAGGGAAGGTGGACTATGACGGCATGATCGACAAGGCTGCGAACCGCTTTCCAAGGGTGCATGCTACGCTTGCTGCCTCGGAGGCCAACGACAACGGCAGCATGTTCAACCGAGTCATGGAGATTACCAAACTACCATCAACCAACCCCAAGCGCGCGTTCGGTGTTCGCAAGCCGTCGGCGCAGTTCATCCCGCCCGTGGCAATCATCGAGGAGAGCGTCGTGATGGCGCTAGGCGCTGCCAAGTACGGTGCGTTCAATTGGCAGGACGAGCCGATTGATGCGACCACCTATTACAGCGCGGCTATCCGCCACTTGCTGCAATGGTTCTCTGGTGAGGATGTTGATCAGGAGAGCGGCGCGTCGCACCTGGCGCACGTCAGGGCGTGCATGGCTATCCTGCTCGATGCGCAGGCCAGCGGTCGGTTGGTTGACGATCGGCCGAAGTGCGCGTCGGCCAGCGAGGCGATTGAGCGGCTGAAGGTGACGGCGTAACTTTCCCGCATCTCAAACACGCGATAGTAACAACCAAACCCGCCCTCACAAGGCGGGTTTTTTCATTCAATACAGTCGGCCAGAACCCAGCGCAGTTTCCACCCGTCCTCACAGTCGACAATCCACAGATAGTAGATCTGTCGCCCCATGGCGGAACACTGCCGCGACATAACGATCGCCGATAAATTCCCAAATGAAACAATTTGCCCGATTCGAAATTTCCACTCTTTATTGAAAACTCTAACTCTGGCGTTTCTCCCATCGTCCATTGCTAGTGACATTTTTTCTTATGAACCCCCCAAGGCGGCTGTCGGCGCCGAGCCGGGGGTTAGACACCAGTCATCGCGACCAGCCAATGCGCCTTTAGGCGAGCCTTGGACATATGCGCGCGCCGAAGCACGCGCTGTGCACGTGCTGTTACGCACGCGCGACGCATTGCCCCCGGCCCGCAAAGGCCAGGTGAATGCGCCAGCCGCTAAGCTGCGCAGTAGTTCGGCTCACAAACTTGTGCGAGCCTAGCGATGATCAGGGTGTCTAAGCCCAAGGTTGATTAATAAGTAAAACGGGCTATCGCGCAATACGTTAATTTATGAGGGTGCCCTTGCGTTAGATGTATGTTGTGAAGAAGTGACAAATGTGTGCGGAGGGCATGAGATATAATTAGGATGCGAAGATTGTGCCGGACACAAAAATAGCCCGTTTGCCACAATCTTTTCAGTTTGCAAACGGGCTTTAACTTGTTGAATTCTGGTATGCCAAATTTAAGCTAGTTTGAAATCAAGTAATTGAAATTCATTGAATAAAGAGCTGACTCTTAATCAGCGGGTCGTAGGTTCGAGCCCTACATCACCCACCAAAAACCTCTTTTATTCCAATGGCATAAGAGGTTTTCGATGTTAGTTGCGAAATCACGCAGCTACCGGTAGATCACGATTGTATCACATCGCAGGAGCATATTGATAGTTGTTCCTTTTCTGTTCCTTTCGACATCTGAAGACTTAAACCTGTGGATAACCGTGGTCTGGGACGGCGATTTGGTGTGCCCTCTTCCGAGAGGGTAATTCCGAGGCATCTGCGTTTGGTTCGTACTCGCCTCAAGGGTGTCTGATTGTCACAATAGGCCGACGCTCGACTTATGCTTGATGATTTGGTGTCAGGCGTGCGGGATGGCACACAACGCTTCTATTGTGTTGCATAAACCAGCTCAAAAATATGTGACGTACAAAACAAGCAAAGGGGATTGCGTCCTCGGTTTGACCCAAAGCCGTTGCCGGATCGCACGACAATCACTAAATCTTGGCGAGATTTTACAAGATTGGGCCATTACAATGCTTGAATTGCTGGGAGACACGTGGATCGCCATTAATACATATTCTGGCGGCGTTAGCGCTGTGGTTGCAGCCATTACGGCTATTGGTGGTTCGGTTGCTTGGGTAATCCGCTTGCGACGAAAATCGCACGACGAAATGCCGCTTGGACGTGGAGGTCAAGGGGGCAACGCAAGCGTTAGCGGCGATGGTTCAGCAATTGGCGGCCGAGGAGGTCGGGGAGGCTTGCACGGCGGCGGGGGTAATGGTGGTAGCGCGAATGTTGCTGGCGATGGAATGGCAATTGGTGGTGATGGTGGTGATGCGGGTGTTTCTTGGCGGCCTACATTGGGTGCACCGTCGGTGTTAGAACATCAACTGGAGCTTGGCCAGCAAATCTGGTCTGGTCATGAAAGAGATGGCTTTGGCTTTTTCGTTGTAGGAAGGGGAGGGCATGCAGGCGATCTCTCTGCCGGTGTGACGGTAGATGGGTATCGCTATCCACTTCTACCCTTGCTCCAACTTCTTCGCCTTTGGGCTCCAACTGTACTCAATGCAGCTGATGAAACCCGACCAGAAGGGCCGCAAGCGTTCTGGGACACTGTCACGAAGCTTGATGCGGAGGTGGCGCGGGCGGCCGAAGCGCATACACGTTACTGCTTAGAGGTTGCTATGCCAAAGGGCCTTCCTGCGCCCGATCCATACAGTTATCGGCGAAATCTAGGTCCAGTGAAACGAGGCTCGTCGTCAAACTGAGGAATTTTTCTGAGGGAGTGTCTAAGTTCCTTCGCGCAGCAATGTCCCCGATGGGTGCTGCCGGTTTGACGGGCAATGCGTACGATCTTTCCGAGTCAATCTTCGCCATCGCGAGAGGATATCAGGTCGGATACTCGGCGGGCTTTTCTTTTTGTGTAGTCGTGAGCAAAATACGCCCACAACGGGAATCAGCCGAGTGAGCGATTACAAGAAGCAGGACATACTTCTTAAGATCCGGCAAGTTGCGGCTGATAACGGCGGCAAATCGCCGGGCATGCGAAGTTCGAAGCGGAGACGGGAATTAAGCGTCACGAGTGGCAGGGAAAGATTTGGCGAAACTGGAGTGATGCCGTTGCTGAGGCAGGACTGGCACCGAATGAACTTCAGGTCGCATGGAGCGAAGACGCTCTCTTGGAGCTGGTGATGGACATTGCTAAAGCACTAGGCCGCTTCCCGACGACTTCCGACCTCGATTTTGAATTTCATCACCGTCCTAACAGTCCCGATCGGAAAACCTTGTTGAAACGTTGGGGCGTGGCCGAATTGGCGACAGCCCTTGCAGAGCACGCTGACCGAGCTGGTGAGGTAGAGGTCGCTTCGTTCGCGCGGGCATACATTCCGCGCCGTCAGAACGTCGACTACGACCGTGACAATGCGGCCACTTTAGTCGGCTACGTCTACATGCAGCGCCACGGCACGGATTACAAGATCGGCTTCACGACCTCACTCAATAAGCGCGGTCGGCAAATCCAGATCGAGCTTCCTCAGGAAATCGAGCTTGTCCATTCGATCTTAACCGACGATCCGGCAGGCATTGAAGCGTATTGGCATAAACGCTTTGCCGCGAAGCGGACACGTGGGGAATGGTTCAAGCTGACGAAGGCTGACGTTGCTGCCTTCAAACGATGGTCAAAAATTTGGTGAGGCACTGAGCATGGATTGGGTTTTGCCGCTAATCGGTGGCCTTGGTATCGGATCGCTACTGAAGTCGGTTATCGACAATTTCAATAGTCGCAGGGCAGTGATGAAAGACCGCCTGTATCAGGAGAAGCGGGAAGCCTATCTAGGACTTCTCGGAGCGCTCCATAAAGCAGCGGTGCAACCTTCAGACGAAAACTCAAAGGATTTTGCTCTTTGGCAAACCCGCTGCCAGCTTTTCGGGTCGCCGGACGCAGCGCGTTTCGCCCAGGCCATCGTGGAAACAAACGATAGGCCACGGTCTGAACGGGAGTCGGCGTTCAGCGGACTGATAGAATCAATGCGAGATGACCTTCGTCGATGAAGATCGGCAGGCTTATTGCTACAATAACTCAATCCGCGTTCAGGGTAGACGGCGATGGCAGAAGAGGTTGACCTGGCTACAGCGGTAGCTGTCGAAGTTGCAAAGCAGATTCCAGTCAAAGACGCCTATGACGATGCAGTAAAACCCGGTGCTCGGCAGGTCGGAAATATTGTAGAGGATATTACGAAGACAGTTCTTCTTACCCTCGCGCCTATACAGTATGCCGCCGCGCTGCAGGACCGATATAGAAACTTCCTCGATAAGTCCGTTCGCCGCGTTCCAGAAGATAACCGACTTCCACCTCCTCCGCAGGTGTTAGGACCGGTCCTTGAAGGAATACGGTATGAACCCGAGGATAGCCCGATATCTGAGATGTTCTCACAGCTTCTGAGCAGTAGCATGGACCAGACGCGCGTTCATAATGCGCATCCCGCTTTCTCTCAGATCGTCAGGCAACTATCGGCAGATGAGGCGACATTACTTAGCGCCATGTGGACTCTCTGGAAACAAGAACGCCAGTCCTTCCGTCAGCGGTTTACACAAGATTACGACCGAAGTTCAAATACCTTCAGCAACATAAAGATGGAGCTGGATGAGATACCGCGCGCTAACCTCATGTTTCCCGAAAACGTCGAATTCTACGGACAGCATTTATATGCTTTGGGCGTCACCGCATTCTTCGATAGCGCTCAACAGGAGCCGCTTTATGATGAGAACCAGATACAAAATGGTATCCGCGTCTTTAAGGAACTACGGTTCACGGATGTCGGACGCAAATTTATGGAGGCGGTAAGCCTGTAG